TATATACTTACCCATTTATTCCATGTCCAAGATGTTCTAGTATGATAATACAATCTGGAATTACTAGGGTAGTATCATACAAAAACTCAATAGATAGATGGGAAAAAGATTTTATATTGTCTCGCTGGCTTTTTGAACAAGCAAAGACAGAATTAATAGAATACGATCCAAAATGACAAATAAAAGAACAGTAAAAGAAACTTTGGATTTAATAGAAGAATGCATCTACTCAAATAAACTTGAATTTTTAGCAGAACTAATAGTTAAGTTAGAAATGGAATATATTGATATAGCTAGACTTGCCACTGATGATAATTATCAGATCAGTTGGACTCATACACAAGTCTTAGATTATATAACATATGAACAAAAACCATAATTGTTTTTTAAAGCACGTTAAGGTATAACAGGATGAATAAGGAGAAAAGTATGACAGTAGTAGAGATGGCAAAAGCACATTTGCAAAATGTTGCCCAAAGAATTGAAGAACTAACAAAGCAACAAGTTTTAATTCAAAAAGAAATTGATCAATTAAAATCTTATGTGCAAAGTGGCGTTAAAGATGTTCAAGTTTTCGAAGAATCAAATAGCAAAGAAGGAGAAAATTGAGATGAAGTACAGTGAACTTTTTGATAAGCTTTCAAACCTTGCTGGTGCATATCATTGGGATATTAACCACAATCGTGTAATTGCTACCATTCAAAGCGGTTATTACAAGGGTTTTACTTTGAATCCAATTACAGCACTTGCTCATAAGTCTGGATTCGGTTTTTTTAATAACAATCGTGAAGATACAGAGTTTGCCGCTAGGCTTCTAGGTATTCCGCGATCAATTGCTAGAAATGTATATAGTGCTACTCTAGGCACATATAATCGTGGCAATACACAGGTAGTAAGAGGAAGAATTCGTTCAGCACTGGAGGTATGATAGCATGAATATTAATACATGGCTTGGTTGTGGCAGATTAACAAAGGATGCCGAAATTAGTACCACTCAGAAAGGTACTGCTATGGCAAAGTTTCGCATGGCTGTCAATGATAGGCGTAATGAAGATACTCTATTTTTAAATATCCTTTGCTTTGGAAAGATGGCTGAAGCACTAAAGGATCACTTAAAAAAGGGCAGATTGGTTGGCGTTCAAGGAAAGTTAAAGATTGATGATTATCAAGATAAGGACGGGAATCAAAAGAACTCTATCTGTGTAATGGCAGATGAAATTTCTTTAGGCCCATCTGGAATTGTAGGGCAAGACTCTAAAGAATGAATTGGATAGTCAATCTGTCTAGTGAATGGCCCGTTGCCTTGTGCTTCGGGCCATTTTTTTTAAATTCTCCACTTGACTATGACGATACTTGTAGTATGATAGAATACTGAGAAACACTATGAATCCACAACCTGACCCGATCATTGGCCAGTTCTTTGCTTTTGTATTTATAATTGGTATTATAATATATACATACAAAGCTTATCTAGAAGGCAAATCTATAAACATAAATCAGTTAGACAATTTCGTAATTGGCTATATTGAAGAATCACCAGTACAAACACACATCATAGAAAAGCACTATAAAACAAGTAAAGAAGTTCAACCTGTAAGAATCATTGAAAAGAAAACAGAAAGAGTAAGAACAGAAAGAGTAATTGAGACAAAACCGAGTTTTGAAAGTCAGCAATTGTACGTTGATTGCATAGATGCCCTCATTGCTCTTGGTATGAAAAAAGGAGAAGCTAAAAGAAAGGCCAAGTTCGTTTTTTCAAATATGGACCCACAACCTAGCACTATACAAGATTTCCTTAGAATAGCACTTGGAATGCCATCATGAATATATTAGATCAATCATTGGATATAGCTATTAGTTTACTTCCAAAGGCAAAAGAAGAACGTAATACCAAGAACAAATTTTTTCATTTTGCGTTTGGATATAAGAAGAATAAGCTTCTTGCTATTGGTCAAAATAATCCAGAGAAAACTCATACCCAAGCATTAATGTTAGCAAAAAGATTTAATACAGATCTTGAATACCCTTATTTTCATGCCGAAACAGATTTGATATCTAGACTGTGGGGAAAGCACTATATAGATAGCAGTTTAAAAATGGTGATTATTAGACTGAACAAGCGTGGAGAATTAAGGCGTAGTCAACCTTGCGAAAGATGTGAACGCATCATACAATCTCTTGGAATAAACAAAATTTGGTGGAGTATAGACAATGGATTCAACAAATAATTTAACCGGAATGAGAACTTATCTTGTTGGTGCTATGGACAGAGTTCCCGATGGAGGTATAGGATGGAGACAGAGAATTACTGGGATTCTCCAAAAAATGGGAATAATCGTTATTGATCCATGTAATAAGCCAATCAATGGAGTTGTAGAAGATGAAGAAACAAGACATTGGATAGAGCATTATAAAGAAACCGGACAATACGACAAGATAAAAGAAAAATTTAGCATTATAAGAAGTGCTGATTTGAGATGTGTTGACGTATCTGATTTTATAATTGCACATATAGATTTAGAGGTACATGCATGTGGTACATACGAAGAAATAGTCACTGCTAATCGTCAAAAGAAACCCGTCTTAGTGTGGTGCCAGCAGGGTAAAAAGAATGCCCCTAATTGGTTATTTTTTATGTTACCGCATGAACATATCTTTGGATCCCTTGGCGAAATAATAAGCTACCTTGATGATGTTAACGTAGAAGCAGACGTTAAGAGATTAAAGAGATGGTTCTTTTTCAAATATAACAATATAGGATATAATGTATGAATATTAACGTAGTTGCCCCAATAAATCAGCTAGGATATGGCATAACTGGATTAAATGTAGTCAAGACCCTTAATCAAGATAACAACATATCTTTATTTATGATAGGTCAACCACAAGTTACTAACCAAGAAGATGCGGACATAATATCTGAATGTATAAAAAATGCACATTTTTTCGACTCTAACGCCCCGTGCATCAAAATATGGCATCAGCACGATATGGCACAATTTGCCGGTAGAGGTCAAAGAATTGGATTTCCAATATTTGAATTAGATAAATTTAATGATATAGAAAAACATCAGTTAGAATCTTTAGATATAATTTTTGTATGTTCTGAATGGGCAAAAAATGTCGTACTTGATAATATAAAAGTCACTGATAGCAAAATCAAGATAATACCTCTTGGTGTTGATTCCTCTATATTCAAACCATCTGAAATGCCAAAAGATTGTCCGACAAGATTTTTTAACTGCGGGAAATGGGAAATACGAAAAGGACATGATAAGTTAGTTGATATTTTCAATTCTGCCTTTAACGAAAATGACAATGTTGAACTTTTTATGATGTGTGAAAATCCTTTCTGCACAGAGCAAGAACAAAAAGAATGGATAAATCTATATAAAAACTCAAAATTAGGATCTAAAATACATATAATTCCGAGACAAAACACTCAAGAAGAAGTGTATAATATTATGCAACAAATGCATTGTGGCATCTTTCCGGCAAGAGCGGAGGGATGGAATTTAGAGCTATTAGAGATGATGTCTTGCGGAAAACACGTTATAACAACTGATTATTCTGCCCATACAGAGTTTTGCAATTCTAATAATTCATTGTTAATTCCTATCAAGGAAACAGAAACAGCATATGATGGTAAATGGTTCCATGGTCAAGGCAATTGGGCAAGGCTAGATGATAACGCTATAGGATATGCCATTAAACATATGAGTCATATACATCATCTTAATATGAACAATGATCTATCTCCTAATGAATTTGGCATCAAAACAGCCCAAGAATTCAGCTGGAAAAATACTGGAAGGAAAATATTAAATGTTCTTTAATTTCTTCAAAAAAGATGATACTGATAAAGAAAAGACTAGCAACGTATTAGCAAGCGTAACATATGTAGTAGTTGATGACTCTGACTCTCCACTGGTTGATGTAGAGATGAATGACTACAGCGATAAATCTATAAACGGCTTATGTCAAATATTAGATGTTTTAGCCTCAGATAGATCACTAATAGAGACTGTAGAAATTATCAAAAATGCTATGATCAGTGAGGGTCAGGAAGATAACTTAATTAAATTATTCAGTTATATTGATAAGAAAACAAAATCTAAGATGATAGAAAGTTATAAACAAAAAGAAGAAAATTTGCCATGTATCAGACCTTCAGATGTTTTCATGAAATAATAGGAGAAATGTCATATGCCAGAAATAAATAAACAAATAGGATGGCAAAAGTATGAAGACTACATTGAAAAACAACTTTCATGTCCTATATTACAGCATATCATACAAAACATGTTGTCTATAAATATAGATGACGATGAGCAACTAGAAATGGACGAGGACGAAGATGATGAAACATATGAAGATGAAGACGATGAAAAAAAGAATCTCTCAATGTTAGCACTTAACAAACTGATGCCACTTACGCCTCAAATAATCGAAGATGTATCTATGCTTTCTAATTTTGATTGCTGGATTGGACACACAAACTTTGATATTACGCCTAAAATAAAGGATATATTAAACAGAACCCCCGGTATTGAAATATTGAAAATATTTAGTCGATATAGATTTTTTGTTGGTATAGGACAGATGTTTGATTTCCAAAATATTAGATTTGATATTGAACAAGAATTGATAAAAGGAGAAAAAGATGATAAATAATGACATAAACTCTCAGATAGAACTGGCCATGAAAGATGACAATATATTAAAAATTATGAACAAAGCTTCTAAAAGATTTAGAAATCAGCTTAGTTCTGATGCTATAAAAACGTGCCAACTAAATGCTCTTTGGAAAACATTTCTAAATCATGATGAAAAGAAGGGTGCAAAATTTACTACTTATCTTTATAAGGGAGTATTCATTGAGTGTATGAAAGAAATAAAATTCAATAGCAAAAACAAATGTTCTGCTAAGTTACATAACAATATTGCTTCTGAATCAAATCCATTTTTCATGATAGACTTGATGGATGAGTTTCAAGATGAAAAAGATAAACAGCTAATATGTCATAAGTTAGAAAATATGACGATCTCTGAAATAGCAGAAAAAGTGGGCAAAAATAGAGAAAGCGTTAGGCGAAAAATTCATAAATTAGCAGATAGCATAAAAGACAAATTCTGCTAAATGTGTATATATTACTAGGAACTGGACTTTAAAGGATGCGGACATATTATTTTGCAAAACTTAATTTAAAAGGAGAATATTATGGCATCCACAACAGTTTCTGGTGCTGGTACAAGAAATGATGGCGGTATCGTTCTAAATGGTGGTGCTGTTAGTGAAAATCTAACAGATCTATCACTTATCAATAATTTAGCCGATGTTCCCGGCTATGGTACAGTAGTAACACAAGATACTCCATCGGCCCCAAATAATTTCAATGACCCTCATGGTGTCACCAAAGTAAAAAGTGCTGGCACTTTTGCTTATACACCACCTGCTGGTAGTGAATTTTTACTAATGGCGGCTGGCGATACAAATGCTGGTAAGATCAATGGAACATCATCTACTCTATTAACTATCCCCGGCGGTGTTACAGAGTCTGTTGTTAATAAAAACCTAAAAACAACACAGGTTGGTACATATGCTACAAAGACATTTAATGTTTTAGCAGTTCCATCCAGTGGCAATTTCCCCGGTTTGACAAGAGGAACAGGTGCTGGCACAGCTGTGACTTATCCTTCAACAAGTGGTAATTATCCATCCGTTGACGATGCTGCTACCTTAAGCAGAGCAGTTCCCGGTGAACTTACCTACAGATTTGGAGCGGCTTTACCAACACGTAATGTTGCCTACAAGGCTAAAGATAGTAACGAATAAATCGTTATTTATGGATGAATACTGGTGCCTTTTGAGAAATCTTAAGGCACCACATCCTTCTTTTTCCTACGGAGGCACATATGCTAGACATAAAAAATCCAGAACATATCACCTTTATATTCAGTATTGTTGGTGGTTTAGGAACATTTTTTAGCATAATGTGGGTAAAAGCAATCAAGCCTACGCTAAACTTCGTAAAAGGACAGGAAGAGCTTGGTAAATCGCTAGAAACAATCAAAAAAGAATTAACAACTAATGGTGGAAATAGCCTAAAAGATGCTATTGTAGACTTACGATCCACTATTAATAGAATGGAAAAACGACAAAAAGTAATAGAACAAAGAACAAAAGCCGCACTTCATTACAATGATGTAGCTTTGTTTGAAACAGATGATCACGGTAGACTAACTTGGACCAATAACAACTTCTATGAATTAACACAAGATGTTATCAGTAGTGTAGAGGGTTTCGATTGGTTAAATTATGTAGTAGAAGACGATAGGATTGATCTTTTTGATGAACTGAAATCTTGCTTAAAGATGAATAGAAAGCTAGTCAAAACAGTTAAAACAATAGATGGTAAGACAGTCAAAATGACGGGATTTCCATATAGGATTAACGAAAAAGAGCATGGAGGATTTTTAGTAAGCATTTCTCAACTCAAGGAGATATAAAAATGTTAGACGTAAAAGTAGGTTCAAAATCATTTTCATTAAACACAACTGATTTAATTTCAGTTGGCAAAAATGCAGCCTTAGTTGGTTTAGCAGCATTGTTAACATATGTCGGTGAAAATCTAACTAAATTAGATCTTGGCAGCATGACAGCGTTAATTGTCCCAGTTACCGTAGTGGTAATTAACACCGTCGTTAAGTGGGCCAAAGATAACACAGTGAAGTAATTACAATGTTTAAAACACCTAAAGACTTATTAAAAGCTTATAAAGAGGGCTTTGTAGGATCATATTGTGATGCAAAAGAGTTAGATAAACTCTTAGGAGAACTGCCACATCCATTGTTTGGTGTGGCAGCTTATGATCTTTCTGGAAGTGGCAAAGGAAAATTAGCACTACCCTTCAAGTCCTTACTCAAGTTTGATCCCACATTTGGACCATCGGAAAGACAGGTTCAAGGTGACTGTGTTTCACACGCAACGCGAAATAGCGTAGATATTACACGCACTTGTGAAATCATAGGTGGAGAACGAGAAGAATTCGTAGCCCGTGGTGCCACGGAAGGCATCTATGGCTCACGCGGTCACGGTGGCGAGGGCATGACATGCGGCGGTGCTGCACGTTTCGTTCATGAAACTGGTGGTATTTTACTTCGTAAGAAGTATGGCGAATATGACCTCTCAGAATATAGTGCAATTGGCGGAAAATGGGGACGCTCTGGAGTACCAGCAGACCTAGTTAAATATGCACAAAAAAATCAAGTCAAGACTATAAGCTTAATCAATACAATTGATCAAGCTAGAGATGCATTATTTAATGGTTATTCTATTAGTGTTTGTAGCAATTCTGGATTTAGTTCTAGAAGAGACAAATATGGTATAGCAGCACGTTCTGGATCATGGGGACACGCTATGGCTTGGATAGCCATGGATGATACTCATGAAATATACGATGAAACACTATTCTTAGTCCAAAACTCTTGGGGAGTTTGGAACAATGGTGAAAAACGTTTAGATCAACCCGATGGCAGTTTTTGGATCAGAGAAAGAGATGCGGCAGAAATGCTTGCACAAAATGGCTCTTGGGTATATAGTGATGTAGACGGATTTCCTCCAAGAAAAGTAACTTGGACACTAAAAGACATATTTTAATAAGGGGCTAAAATGGCTATAACAACAACAGATGTAATTACTAACGTAGTATCTAGCAGAGAAACAATTCAAAATGGTTCAGCAGTAGTTTATTGCTGGTTTGGTAAGCCTGTCAGCGGAAGTGGAAGTTATCAAGCATTAATTAGCCCATTTGAATATGAAAAATCTTACTCTTATACTGCTAATGAAACCAGATTAAAAGATAGATTTGATGATGTTACCTATTACACAACCGGAACTTCTGGTATATTAGGAGTTTAACATGGGTATAGTAAGAATTAATCAATTACCGTCTGGATCATCTGTTACTGACGATGATTTATTGCTGATATTAGATGACCCAAATGGCAATGCCATAACAAAAAGAATATCTGCAAGTTTACTAAGAAATTCTTTATTAAGCCAGCCAGCGGCATTACAGCTCAGACAGGGGCTTGAATCTGAATTATTATCAGTCATTCCTTCTCTTGGTGAACCGGTATTTTCTACAAATAAATCTAATCTATACATAGGAGATGGATATACTCAAGGTGGATATCCAGTATACACTGGCCCAATATATCCAAGCCCATTATGTATTCCCAGTGGCATGATGAGAATAAAAAGCAATAGTAGTTCATCATCACACTCAGCAACATTTAATACATCAACTGGATATTTAGCTGTACAAACACCAAGTGGTGATGTTAGAGTTTTTGGAAATGGAAATCCAAACAGTTCTATAACAGCCTCAATTACCCTTAATGCTTCGAATACGGGAATATATGCTAAAAATTCAATAAAAGAATTGTACTATTGGAGTTGCTCATCTGGTAATGCTGCTCAGTCTGGTAACATAATAAACTTTTCCAGTAGTGCTAGTTCTAAAAATTTTGAGATTAACTTTGAAGAAATGACATCCTTAACAGGCGTATCTATTAATAGTGATGATACTTTGAAGTATATTCACTTAAAAAATAACGTGAGCGGAGTAGATATTACTGCAAATTTATTACCAAATTTAGAATGGATTAAAAGTCCAACGGCAAAATACTGCAATGTAAACGCAAATAGTAATCTACAATGGGCAGACTTTTCTAATGCTTCTGGTTTAACAACAGCATATCTTAGTTCCAATTCATCATTATCAAAACTAAATCTTAAAAATTGCATTAACTTATCAAGTTTGTTCATTGGTGATAGTAATCTGTCTTCTATAGATTTATCTAGCAATATTAATTTAGCTTGGTTAGTATTTACGAATGCAAAAACAACATCTTTAAACTTTAGTAATAACAAGATAAATAACTTAGACTTGACAAATTCAACATCACTTCAATCAATTACTTTTTCTCCATCAATCATATCATCTAATACATTTGTTTTAGATGGATGTACAAATCTTTCTCAAATAAATTTTAACAATTCATATGGAAATTTTTCATTCAAGAATTGTCAATTTTCAGCGGCACAGTTAAATAATATTTACAATCTTTTACCAACGGCGGCAACATCAAAAACTATTTATGTATATGGGAATCCGGGTATTAGCACACATAATACTAGTATAGCAACTGCCAAAAACTACATCGTTGATACAACAACTACATAATATGTCTATTTTACAAGCAAAAGGCGTTCCGATAAACTGTGGATCTACTAATAATCCTCCATCTTGGACATTTAGTAAACCCAATTTATCTTCAAAGTTGGAATACAATAGTTATTTTAGGCCCATTTCGCCATCATCTTCGGGTTCTATAGTTGACAAAGATACAAATATATATAGAGTATCTAGTTCATCTGGAATCAGAGATTTTATCTTTGAATCATCTAATAAAAAAATAATATCTATAAAAAGCTATTCAAATAATGTTCTTATTAATAATCTGCAATGTTCTGGAATATCAGTAGGGAATGATACACTAGAACTATCTTTTGATGATGGATCTAATCAATATGTTAATATCAATATACAATATTCTCCAATTGGTAGTACATCAAATCAAGATACCTTTTTGTCTTTTGTGAATAATAGTTTATCAAGTCATATAACAGATCAAGTAGACTTAAAAATATCTGGAATATCACCAACCTCTTCACAGCAAGTATACTCTATTCAAAATCATGCAAATAATATTTACACTAGAAATTCTTCTTTTGTATTTAAAAATGTTGATTTTACATGCATCAGCCCATGGAATTCCTACGGAATAACAAATAGGGCAGGCGTTTTGATAAGCCCTAGGCATGTAATGTTTGCTGCCCACTATCCTATTGCAAGTGGATCAACTATAAGATTTGTAACAAATAATAATGTATCAATAACTAGAACTATCACAGGTGTTATTACTCACCCAAATTATAATTCTACAAGTAAGTCAAATGACATACAAATTGCTTTGTTAGATTCAGATCTTCCAAATACTATTTCATTTACAAAAATTCTTCCAATTGACTTTGGAAAATATCTACCAAGTATTAAACGTGGAATAGAAATACCAGTTATAATAATAGATCAGTCAGAATATATTAGTATAACAAACTTATACCAATTATCTTCTATAGCAAAATGTATAGGTCAAGAATTAACTTCTATACGTAGACCATTTTTTAGAGAATTATATGCTGGCGATTCTGGTAGTCCAGCATTTCTATTGATAAACAACGAACTAGTGCTTATATTTGTAACAACTTGGGGAATAGGAGGATCTGGAAGTTTTACGTCATTACAAAAAGATGCAATAAATCAAATGATGCAACAGCTTGGTGGTGGATATCAATTAACAGAAATATCCTTATCCTCTTTTACTTCTTATTAGGAGATATATATGCCAGTAGTAAAAATAACTCAACTGCCATCTGGCGTAGCCATTACAGATGATGATCTACTATTAATGGTAGATGATCCAAGCGGTGTTGCAATAACAAAAAAAATATCAGCCAATATATTGAGAAGTTCGTTATTGAATCAACCAGCTAATTTACAGTTTAATAGGGGAACAGAGTCTGAAGTAGCATCATATATTCCATTACAAGGTGAGCCTGTTTGGGATACTACAAATAAAATCCTTTATGTTGGGGATGAATCTACTTATAGTGGCATCCCAATAGCTTATCCAACGAAAGCATACAAATTTACTGGCTTGTCTGGCGGAAATAATACACCTTGGTTTTCTATTAGTCTTAGTCCTCAAAATTCAGTTTGGGAATTTGATATATATGCCAATTTTAGTTTGTACTCAGAAGGAAATAGTACAGCAACATTTTCATTTTCTTCATCTACAAACATACAAAATCTGTTAGGAACTTTAACATATATAGATAGTACGACTAACACTGCACAACATTTTTCTTTAATAAATAGTGATATAACATGTAATGTTGCTAGTGATAGCGAGACATTAAAAGTGAATGGCATGTTTACTGTATCTTCTGGTACCGGGCTATTTGTGTTTAAAGAACAGAATGATAACCAAGAATCCGGTGCAACTATAGCATATATTAAGATAAGAAGAGTTATATGACTTTATTACCAGCAAAAAATTATCCAATTAATTGTGGATCACCAACTACGAATTTCAATTCTCGTAGATTTAACAAGACAAAAATATCAGAAATTCCATATAATATTGATATAACAAGTGATCTCGTAGAGTTAGCTGGAAATAGTTCGGGTTCGCAGACTTTTAAAGATAGGGTTTATTCCTATAAAGCATCTGCTTCATTTAAAAGTAAATATTTGTTGAATATTACAGAAAAAAACATAAATAACACCGCATCTACTATAAGCCTTACTACAGATTCCTCATCAATAAGTTTAGTAAAGACCTCTGATACCTTATGGGTTTGTAATTATGTATCAGATGGTATGGCTAAAATAGTGGCAACGAATAGTTTAGGTGTCAAAAGAATACTAAACGTACAATCTTTTTCAACAAATAGTTCTTATGCTTATTCATTTACTAATTATGCAACAGGATCTTTGGCTCAACATTTAGTTCAAATTCTTAGCAGATTAAATAACAATCCATCTCTTCCAATTTTTTCTACTCAAAATCCTGCTACTCAGGAATATATAAGAAATTCTAATTGCTGGGTAAATGATATTGATTTTACTAGCAAGGGAGTATGGAATACTAGCGGTGGATTTGGAATGGGAGGGTGCTTATTGACAAGAAAACATATGATATTCACATCACATTCAAATTATTTTCCATCTGTTGGATCTCAAATACATTTTGCTGAAAAATCTGCGGCTACCAATCAAAAAGAACCAATCTACATAGGAACTGTAGTCAATGTTAGCAATAGTATCTCTGGAGATAAAAGATTGATAAGATTGTCATCAGATGTTCCTAGTGTGATATCTCCAGCCAAGATACTACCAAGTAATTTTTCTTCATACTTTCCAAATCAAAGAATTGGTGATAATTGCAATTGCGTTAGTGGAGATGGAGATTTGAGTATACCAGCAGTATGGATAGATCAAAACAATGTAGCTAGATTGAGATTGATATCTATTAATAGAGATGATTCTTTTTATCAAAAAAGTTCAACTGCTTATGCGTCTTATTCTCAATATGCCCCATCAGCCGTAGCTGGAGACTCTGGTAGTCCAATTTATCTCATTATCAATGGCAGTGCTGTATTTTTATCAAATCACACTGGTCCAGAATTCGGATACTGCCTAATAAGACATCAAGATGAATATCCATATTATTCAATCATACAACAAATCAAAAACCAAATTACGGCTTGGGGCGATTCACACACTATCTCTACAGTCGATCTTTCAAGCTTTAACTCATATTAAGGGTATATTAAAATGAAAAAATACATACTATTAACATTATTATTAACTGGATGTTCAAATAATATGTTTTCTGTCAATCCAGAAGATATAACAAATATGTACTCTTCTTACGTAACGGAGTGGCAAGAGAAGTGTAAGGTGTCTTTTGACAATGCAGAAAAAGAGGTTTTCAAAGTAGATCCAAAGCCACAGCCAGCTGTGGATACTGATCCAGATCCCGCAAAATGCGTTTGCAAAGGCACGGGAATAATTGTTCAAGGAGATGGTCATAAAACAGTATGCCCATTTCATGCAAAGACCACTAATTTAAAGAGGTAATAAGATGGAATCGTGGAATGTTTGGTTAATTGTAATTGCTTTGCTTATATTAGCAACTAACTTCGTAGATATTCCATACTGGGTATCTAGACTATTTGCTAAGTCTAAAGTCAAAGTTTTAGAAAATAAAGAAGAGGGATTCTTGGAAATAGTTAGTTTATGGTATCAGCTAAAAAACAAATGCGATGAATACCATTTAACCGTAGCGTCTGAGAAGTTAGACGAAGTATTTCCACTATTAAACAAAGTAATTGAGGATACAGATGGAAAAGTTTCTTAAAGTCAGAAATTTAATAGCACTTGTGCTGATCGGAATAGCTCTATATAAACCATTATTGAGTATTATTCCAATAACTCCAAAGCCAGACATCGCCATTCTAAATATTGATAAGCCAAATGAAGAAATAATTGAATTAGTCAAACCGGTATCATCACTGATTACTGATCCAACAGATAGGGCTAAAGTGGCTATCTATAGTCAAGAATTTGCCAATCGCATTAAAAAATATGATACCGATTTACAGCAATTAAATGATGTTTTAGTTTTAGCGGCAACAGATTTCTTCCAAGGTTCTATAAAAGACAAATATGAATCATTTGATGAAGGTTTATTAAGTCTTATCACCGGCATAACTGGTGATGACAACCATAAATTAACAGATGAAGAAAAAACTAAATTATCAGACAGATTCATGGGTTTAGCTTGGTCACTAATACAGAAAAATTAACATGGCAATACCAATTTCACAAATTAAACAAATTGTTGATTTCATATTTTCAAAAAATGGCTATGATATCAAGAATCTAAATATCAGTTTTCCGCAGCCATTAGATATAAAGATAATCAAAGATACCTCTGAAAATATAATTCTATCTTTTACAGAGTCTTTACCAAAAGTAACTTGGAAAAAATTGATTAAGTTGAGTGCCTATGTGCAGGGCTTGACTTTAGGCAAAGAGGGTGGTACACTAAAGCTAAAGTATCTACCAGACATAAAGTTTTCTTATGACGAGAACTCAGAAACTTTATTTGGTAATTCTTTCGATACTAGTGATATAGAAGCTCAAATTGATGCTGAATATCAAGATGAAGAAAGAAACTTTTTAGCCAAGAAATGTTTGCAGTATGGCAACGAATGGGCTACAATAGCTAGCCAAGGCGGAACCAACTTTGCGGAGTGTGATTCATATAGTAAAAGGCAACTAAAAAGAGACTGCAAAGACTTTGTAATGTCTAACTTAAAACAAGATCCAGAGATAATGTATGGATCTGTTATATTAACATTCTTACTAATGTATGTTGTATTGCCCGTAATATTGAAATTCATACTTGAGAGATTATTTAGAAAACTTTTTAACGAATATTGATAGTTGATTAAAAGAAAGAGGGAATTATGCGCGTTCAGAAGAGGAACGGTAGTTTCGAAGTCTATACAGTTGAGAAAATTCATAAGGTTGTAGAATGGGCGATTAAGGATATCGCCAATGTTTCTTGGTCAGATATAGAGATGAATGCCAAACTCTCTTTAAAGGATGGAATAACAACAGAAGAAATCCATCAAATCTTAATAAAGTCAGCCAATGATTTAACATCTCCAAGTAAGCCTAATTACCAGTATGTCGCATCTAGACTATTAAATATGTCCCTTAGAAAAGACTTATGGAAAAAACACGATTCTCCACCAAGTCTTTTATCTCATATATCAGATAATGTAGTGGCTGGCGTATATGATGAAGCTATACTGTCTAAGTGGAGTGAAGATCAAATAAATAAGATCGAAAAGTTTATTGATCATGATAGAGATTACCTATTTACTTATGCTGGATTACAGCAGATGATGGACAAGTATCTCATAAAGAATAGATTAACCGGCCAGATATACGAAACACCACAATTTGCTTATGTAGCTATTGCTATGTCTTTATTTGAAACGGTAGAAGACGTAGAAGAAGCATACGAATGTTTTTCCACATTCAAGATTAACCTCCCAACCCCAATTATGGCTGGAGTAAGAACTAAGATCAAACAATTTGCTAGTTGTGTTCTAGTAGACGTTGAAGACAATCTTGATTCTATATTCTCAAGCATACATGCTGTTGGAAAATATACTGCTAGAAGGGCTGGAATTGGCCTAAATATTGGTCGTATTCGTCCTATAAATTCTAGTATTAGAGGCGGTGAAGTAATCCATACCGGTCTTATCCCATACTTAAAGATATTTGAGTCTACTGTAAAGGCTACAAGTCAGAATGGTATTCGTGGAGGTTCCGCTACTGTTCACATTCCGTTTTGGCACTATGAAATTGAAGACGTAATGACTCTAAAGAATAACGCCGGAACTGACGATAATAGAGTAAGAAAGTTAGATTACTCTGTTCAGTTTAATAAGCTTTTCTATGAACGTTTGATCAAGAACGAGGACATCACATTAATGAGTCCGCACGAAACCGGTGGTCTTTATAGCTCTATGAATAACAATGAGGACTTTAAGAAGCTATATGAGAAGTATGAGAACTCTCGTCATGTAAAGATGAAGAAGAAAATCAATGCCAGAAAACTAGCTGAAATATTTACTAAAGAAAGACTAGAAACTGGTCGTATTTATGTAATGAACATTGATAATGCTAACGAGCATGGGTCATGGGACGCTCCAGTTTACATGAGTAATTTGTGTCAAGAAATTCTTCACCCAACTGTTCCAATATCATCTATTGATGATGAAGAGGGTGAGATCGGTATTTGTATTCTCTCTGCACTAAACTTACTTGAATTGGAAAGCGAAAAAGATATAGAGAAAGCTTGTTCAATAGTTGTAAGATCATTGGAATCAATAATTGATTATCAAGACTACCCAGTTAAGGCTGGAGAGAATTTCACTAAAAATCGTAGATCATTAGGTGTTGGTATAACTAACTTTGCAGCATTTTTGGCAAAACACAAACTAAAGTATGATGATCCAGAAGCTTTGAAGTTAGTTCATGAGATAATGGAGAAAATTCAGTGGCACTTGCTTAATGAGTCCTGCAAACTTGCTAGATTAAAGGGTCCATGTAATAAGTTCAACGAAACTAAATATTCTCGCGGATTGCTGCCTATCGATTGGTACAAAAAGACAGTTGACGAACTGGTTAAGCCAGAGTATACTATGGATTGGGAAGGTCTAAGAACCAGAATCAAAGAGTATGGTCTTAGACACTCAACAGTTACCGCTATAATGCCCTGCGAGTCCTCTAGCGTCATCCAGAACAGCACAAACGGTATTGAACCTGTCAGGAGTCTAATGTCCTACAAGAAGGCTAAAAACGGCATTCTAAAGCAGCTTGTGCCAAATTATGCTTCTCGTAAGAATTACTATACTCTAGCGTGGGAAATGGAGAATAATAAGGCTATTTTAAACATCTGTGCAGTTTTACAGAAATTCGTAGACATGAGCATAAGCGTGAACTTGTATTACAATTATTCTCATTATCCTGACGGGAATATCCCCTTGAGTATTTTAATAAAAGATCAGATACAGGGGTATAAATATGGTGTGAAGAACTTTTACTATTGCAACACACCGGATGGCGACGGTAATACTGAAAAATCATCTGGATGTGAATCGGGGTCTTGCTCAATATGAAAACAATATTAAACAAACACAACGTTGATTATCTTGCTCAACCGCTTTTTCTTGGTGAAGACCTTTCTCTACAGAGATACGATAAGTTTAAGTATCCTGTATTTTTTGATCTATACAAGAAACAGATTGAGTTTTTCTGGCGTCCAGAAGAAATAGAGCTAAAAAAAGATCGCAACGATTTCAAAAATGACGATATAATGTCAGAGAATGAGCGTTTCATCTTTACTTCTAATCTTAAGTATCAAACCATGATGGATAGTGTTATCTGTCGCGGTGTGCCAACTCTTACAGAGTATGTTTCTAATCCAGAATTAGAAGCATGTATGAATGTTTGGCAATTTTTCGAACAAATTCATAGTTACAGCTATACATATATTATCAAGAATGTCTACAACAATCCTAGCGAAGTATTAGATAGCTGTTTAACTGATAAAGAAATTCTCAAACGAGCTAACGTAGCAATAAAAGAATATAACGCTTTACGAGAAATAGGTCATTCCGGCAAAGTTAAAGATATAAAAAAGCAGATTTACCTAACTCTCATTAGCGTTAACATCCTTGAAGCGGTTAGATTTTATGTATCATTTATTTGTGCCTTCGCATTTGCAGAAAACAAGAAAATGATTGGGAATGCGGATATCATCAAGCTCATCAAGCGTGACGAGGCATTACATCTTTATAATACTCAAGAAATTATCAAAATTCTTCATAATGTACCAGAAGAAGGGTTTGTAAAGATAGCAGAAGAGTGCCAAGAAGAAGCAATAGCTATGTTTGAATCAGCAGCAAATGAAGAAAAGGCATGGTCAGAATATCTATTCAAAGATGGATCTATCATTGGCTTAAATGAAAAGGTCATGGCGGAATATATTGATTGGCTATGTATGACAAGAAGAAAAAACATAGGATTGCCATATGATAAGGGATGTAGAAATCCAATATCTGGATGGACTGACCCTTGGATGAATAGTGAGTCTGTGCAAGTTGCCCCACAAGAGCATGAAATTACTTCATATAAGATTGGTGCTAGCAAGAATGATTTAGAGGACGTTGACTTAGGAGGATTCGATCTATGATTTCTGTTCAATTACTTGATAATAATGCCAAGGTTCCAACAAAAGCCAATGCTAATGACGCAGGATTTGATCTATACTCAATTATTGATACCGTCATACCACCAAAACAACGTAAGACTGTCAGAACGGGGATAGCAATACAAATGCCAGATCATCTAGCCGGTTTAATTTGGCCTAGATCGGGCCTATCAGTTAAACAGGGAATTGATGTTTTAGCAGGAGTAGTGGATAGCGGATATAGAGGAGAAATAATGGTATGTTTATACAACACTTCTGATGAAGTTGTAGGCATAAATACCGGGGATAGAATCGCTCAGATTATATTCCAAGAGGTTCCTCGCGTAAGTATGGAGGTCCATGAAACGTTAGGTTCCTCGCAACGAGGAGACAACGGCTTTGGCAGCAGCGGCAAATAACAATCCGAGAAAGAATAACAACAACAAAAAAAATAAAAAGCAAACTCCTAAAGAAAATGTTTTAATAGCTAAGACGGACAATCAAAAAGAATATATCTTATCTATTGTTGAGAATGATATTATTTTTTGCACTGGTCCATCTGGTACTGGCAAATCTTTTATTGCTGCCGGTATAGCTGCTGAACATCTTATGAAAGATAAGATAGAATCTATTATAGTAACAAGACCTTTAGTTTGCACTGGCAAAGATATTGGTTCTTTGCCGGGAGAACTTGGGGACAAGATTAAACCATACCTACAACCAATGGAAGAAAATCTTAAATATTTTCTAGGCAGAGACAAGTTTGGTTTGTACTATAATACTAGAAGAATAAGATTTGAGCCGTTAGAAACAATGAGAGGATCAACATTCCATAATGCGTATATGATTTTAGACGAAGCTCAAAACTGCACACTAGAACAGATCAAAATGTTCATAACCAGAATGGGCGAAAATTCTAAAGTTATGATAAACGGCGATACAAAACAAACAGATCTGTATCGTGGAAATGGATTATTAGAATGTATCGACAAATTAAGTAATATCAATGGTATTGGTATTTGCAGTTTAGGTTATCAAGACATACAAAGAAATGGAATATTAGGAGCAGTTTTACACGCTCTAGAATCTTGAGGAAAAAATGTTATATGACTATATTTGTGATGAATGTTCACATGAAATGAACGATGTATACCAATCTATAAAAGACGATGCTTTGACACAGTGTCCAAGCTGTGGAAAAGATTGCCTGAGAAGGGTAATATATGGTGGTATAGCATCATTCATGAAGGAACCAAAGACCATCGGAAGTCTTGCGGACAGTAATTGGTCTAAGAAGGGTCATTACGAAAAGTCAGAAATAGAAGCCAAATCAAAGAAGAGTACGGAGGAACCTTCGTACTTTTCTTCTTTTGGTTCCGCATCCAAGAAAGATATTACTAAAATGACAGAGGCTCAAAAAACTAAATATATAATGACAGGTGAAAAATGAAATTTATAAGCTCATCAGACAACATAGAAAATGTTGATTACAAAGAAACCTCAGAAATAAACCTAAATAAACTAGGTAGACCAATTGGTAATGAGTCTGAACTAGTATTTGCCAAGATGGTTATTCAAAGCTCTAATAGCAAACAACAGACTAAGTATGCTATTTTAACACTTAATAGTCAACCGTATGATCCATATGGAGTAGATAGTCATAGAGAGTCTAATTTAAATTTGAGTCTCAAGCAAGTAACTGACAAAACATACAACTATTATGTTTCTTATTTAAAAACTAAAAATCAATTATACCTAACAAGGTGTCAAAGGAGTTTTATAAATGGCTAAGACGGGACCGCTTGGAAAGGCAGAATCTTTCTATGTAGAAGAAAAATTTAAGATAGGAATATCTATTGAAGAAATTGCAAAAGATTTGGACAGAGCCGTGGGAGCAATAGAAAAACACATCAAAAAAAATAAAATAGAAAAGCCAAAGACTATCATGGAACAACAGTTTGCAAGGCAGGGCGGTGCTACAATTATGACTGAAAATGCATCGTCAATGATAGACAAAGCTAAAAAACCCTCTGTAAATAATTCACATTGCATAACGAAAATAAAATGAACAACTTTATAAATTCATACCAAGATTGGCTAGAAGAGTACAAAAAAGACAAGTATCAAACTTGGATAAGAGCTACATTAAGTAATCACACAGAAATATATTTACGTAATTATCAAGAATGGTTACAGTTAAAAATTTTCTGTGAGAATAATAAATTGGGTATTGACAAAATTGGTCTGCAATATAGATCAAATTCTATAGAAATTGATACAACAAACACTGATGGTGTTTATTTGACACGATCTATTTTTGCTACATTTGGACAAGAGGAAAAACAAACATACACTGTTGGAAAGATTTATGGATCCAAAGTCAAAAAGACTATATGGATGATACCAGAATTAATACAACAGCTAGAAGAAGAAGATCCTATTGAGCAGTGCTTTGCAGAGGCTATTATATACAACTATGTCAAGTCTAGATAAACCAGAATTATTCAGTCAAAACTATCAAAAAAATTGGTCTGAAACTCACAAATATAAACATATTCATACTGGTGAGTATTGTACTTTTGAAGCATATATTGCTGAGTATATTGTTATTAGAAGATCAGAAAAATTGAATCTGGGAAAACCAGCATATAAATTTTGGACTAAGGGAGATCCTCTACACTGGATGTGGAAAAAACAACATGGTGCTGCTGTTCAATTGAAAAAGAAATATAGCGAAGAGGCTATATTACAAGCTATACAATCTAAAGACTTTGACAGATTACTTGTGCTTGGAATTCAAAATGGAAGAGGATATAAAATTAATCCAGAGGCAGAAAAGGTAATAGCCAAGTATCATAAGAAAATCGAAGAAGAAAAAAATAAACCTCAAGTTAATCTTGAGGCAAAAGAAGAAAATACACCACTTGAAACCAGAGCCTCTGGCAGCTATAATACAAAAAGGACAACGTTGAACAAATTGAGGAATTTATGAGTAAGACCAAAAAGACAACAGGCAAGTTTTCAGAAGACGCGGTTAGCAATTCAATAGTAAGTAAGTATGGAGATGTTGTTAGAAGTGGAACAGAAGTTCTTCAAAATATCAACAATCTAGGTGTTATAGGAATTTCTCCCGCCCTAGATATCGCTCTAGGTGGTGGACTCAGAGAGGGTTCTGTTGTTGTAATGACAGGAGATCCCAAGAGCGGAAAGACCACAACAGCACTACACTTTGCCGCCAAATGCCAAAAGCTCAGTAAAAGAATAATTTACATCAACACAGAGGGTAGACTATCTAAGCAAAATTTTGATGGCATTAGAGGTCTGGAACCAGATAACATAATAATTATAGAGTCCACCGACGAAAGAGTTCTATCAGCAGAAGATTTCCTAAACATTATTGAATTTTATATCAATAACGATCCCGGTTGTGTTATCATTACCGATTCTTTATCTAATATGGTTCCAGCATGTGAGCTAGAAGGAGAAGTTAGAACGGGAGTAAGAAATGCTTTGCCAAGATTACTCTCCATGTTTTTCAAACGCATAAGTGGTACTCTTATGAAAAACAAGACTATATTAATTTGTATCACTCATAATATTGCTAATACTGGTGGATCTCCATACGCACCACAAAAGATGGCAGACTGTGGAAACATGTTACAGTATCAAGCTGGTACAAATATGGTCATTACACATCGTGGAAAATGGCAAGTTCCAAAGGATACCGGTGTGCATGTTGGTCAAATAGCAAACTGGGTAATAAAAACATCAACCGCTGGAGGTAGACCAAATAGTACAGCAGAAAGCTGGATTAAGTATGGGGTTGGAGTTGACGAGGTACAAGAGATAATTCAGATTGCTTGCGAGTTTAGACTTATCAAAGCCGCTGGTGCTTGGTATACTATACAGTGTGCTGTAGATGAACCAGATAATCCAACGGTTGCCAAGGTGCTAGAAGAAAACCAGATAGGCAAGACTCCAGACGAAATAGAAAGATTCTTCAAATTTCAAGGAGTAAACAACGTAGCAGAATTCTTAAATAATAATCTGACTATTTCATCATTTCTTTACGAGAAGATAAAGGAGCTTCATTGAAAGTTACTGGTATAAATGGTAAGGAATATGTATGGAATCTAACTGGATATGATGTTTTTAATGATGACAAACGCAAACGATCTAAATATCATATTCGGGCCAGAAATCTGCTCAAAGAAATTTACAATAGCTATAGAATACTAGAAGAAGTAAAGTTACCGGGAAGCACGGCTTTGCATAGAAAATCTGTTCTGTACCTTGACTTTTATATTCCTTCTATTAAACTAGGAGTTGAGGTTCATGGAGAGCAGCATTATGAGTATAATCCATTCTTCCATAGGAGCAAAGCAGACTTCATAAAAGGCCAAGTGCGTGACGATGATAAGATAAACTGGTGTGAATTGAATGGAATTGAACTAATAACTCTAAAATATTCAGAAAGTGACGATGAGTGGCGACAAAGAATTAAAGGCATCTGATAAGTTAGCAGAACATATAGCATCAATTAATGACTATATTAACTTAAGTAATACAAAGTTCTCATCTTTTAGAGAAGAGTATTTATTCGTAGCGGACATGTCATCTGAGCAACTAGTAAAACTAACACAAGTTGAGCTTTTTGATGCCGCATATCTCTTATACGGTTATGCTACATATATTCAAGATGAAATAAATAAGAACAAAGTGGCATTAAATTGGTGCAACGATCAAATGGAAAAACTCATTGTAAAAAATAGTAACGAGTTTGGTCAGTACACAAAACACGAATCTAAGAAACATATATTAGCAAATATGAATTCTTATGCAGCTTCTTTAGAAAATATGCGTGAAATAGCAGAGGCTAGGCTGCAATCATTAGACGGCAAAGTATTTGAACTAAAGAGAAAAGCCGACATATTACTTGAGAAAGGTAAACGATCATGAGTATGAACGATTTTATAAACATGCTTAACGATGAGCAAAAACAAGCTTTGTTAAAGGCACTGGTTGGCGATAGTCAAACATTGTCTAGCATTCCACAGGAAGTAAAAAAGGAAAGCATAAAACAAATACAATCTTCCACGCCCCCTGCAAGTGTGAATGAAGATTTTACAATGTTTAAGCAGGAAAGTACTTCTAATACTAGGAGAAAAGAACAAGTGAGAGCCAGAAAGAATGAGTGGCAAGATACCGGTGAATTTAGGGATGTAGAAACTCCCCAGTTTGAAAAAACCCCTCGCCGTCGCCAGCCACATAAAAAGGTTGAGGTAGAATGCCACGTTTGTGGTAAAACATTTAAAGAAGACGCACGATTCGTTCACGGCGACTATTATCGCTGTAACCGATGCACTGGAAAGTGATATGGAAACTAAGTTAACTGATATTGGTTCAGAAAGAGCGGTTTTAGCTGGACTGTTGCAGCATGGTATAGATGCATATGTATCTGTATCAGATGTGATAAGCCAAGATAGCTTTGGTCATTTTAATAATCAAGTATTATTCAAATGTATTGAAAAAGTTATATTGAATGATCAAAAGGTAGATATACCATCTATTTTATCTGCATCAGAACAGCTTAGTCTTTCTGAAAGTATAAACACAGATCAAGAGTTGAAGTACATAAAGTCTTTAATGGACTTCCCGATCAATAAAGATAATGTGTTTAGCTTTGCAATACAGATGAAGAAGTTTGAATTTGCACGTAAGATAAAAGGTCTTACAGCAAAAATCCATAAGGATATAGATGACGTTACGGGATCAGAATCTATAAATGAAATTATACAAATACTAGAAAACCCAGTTACAGATTTTTTACGAGAAGACGATAGTGGTGATCTTCCAGAGAAAATTGGCAAGGATGCCAAACAATATTTAGAATTTCTAGAAGAGAACAAATGTGATATCATAGGAATACCAACGGGCTTCAACAAGTACGATGAAGCAATCGGTGGAGGATTAAGAAGGAAATGCGTTGACTTAATATCAGCACGACCAAAGGTTGGTAAAAGCGTATTTGCTGATAATGTAGCTTTAAATGTATCTTCTAAAGGAACACCGGTACTGATGTTAGATACTGAAATGAGTAAGGAAGATCATTTGAATAGATTATTAGCAAACATAAGCGGAGTTCCAATCAATGAAATTGCTACCGGTAGATTCACAGAGGATGATGAAAAACGACAAAAAGTATTAGACGCTATTGAAAAGATTGAATCCATACCGTATAGTTACGTTAGCGTTGCAGGAAAACCATTTGAACAAATACTCAACTTGATTAGACGATGGGTAATGCAAGACGTTAGAATGGATGACAATGGTAAAACAAATAACTGTCTAATCATATACGATTATCTTAAATTGATGTCTTCTAGCTCAATAACTAATAACATACAAGAATACCAAGCACTGGGCTTTCAAATTACTTCTCTTCATAATCTTTGCGTAAAGCTTGATATACCATGCCTTTCATTCGTTCAGCTGAACCGCGATGGTATAACTAAAGAAAGTACAGATGCTGTTAGCGGCTCAGATAGACTAATTTGGCTATGTACTTCGTTTAGTATCTTCAAAGCTAAGTCGCCAGAAGAGTTGGCGGAAGATGGTCCAAATGCTGGCAATAGAAAATTAGTTCCTATTGTATCAAGACACGGCGGCGGATTAGACGATGGGGATTACATAAATATGGTTATGCAAGGATCACATGCCAAGCTAAGAGAACTAAAGACCAGAAATGAATTTAAGAATCAACCAGTAGGAGATACTGGTATGGTAGATCAAGATACACTAGATAAACTAAAAATAAATGGACTTGCAGAAGATCAAGAGTGAACTAAATAATCGTGCGGAAGAAGTATTTTCAAGCCTTGGTATGAAGTACGAGGTTTTAGGAGATAATATATATTGTAATTGTCCTGTACATGATGGCAGTGATAATCCAAGAGCTTTTTCTTTTTCAAAAGATAAAGGCATATGGAAGTGTTGGACTAGAGATTGTCAAGAGCAATATAGGAACGATATCTTTGGAGTCATTAGAGGATCACTATCAAAAGAAACTGGAATTGATGCTGGTTTTTCAGAAGCCCTAAAGTGGTCTTGTAGTTTTCTAGGTATAAATAAACAAGGCAAATCTAAAGTAGTTTCTAAGCCCAAGCTTGAAGAAGATGATTTCTCTAAGCTCGTAAATACCATAAACTCTAGTATTGCTCTAGATCAAGATTATCCAGCAATTAAAGAAGACATTTGTTCAGAATTACCATCGAAATATTTTCTTTCTAGAGGTTTTAAACCAGAAACATTAATACATTTTGGTGTTGGAGACTGTACTGATAAATCATCCAAGTTATATGATAGATCTATTATACCTATCCATAATGACACTGGGGAAAAGGTCATAGCATGTATAGCTAGATCGATTAAAGAATATAAGCACCCTAAATTTTTGCTAGACCCCAAAGGTTTTGACAAAAGATATTTTTTTTATAATTATCACAGAGCTATAATCAATGTACGCAAAACTTCTTCACTAGTTTTGGTAGAGGGTCAGGGCGATGTATGGAGACTTCATGAGGCTGGCATCACACAATCTATGAGTATTTTTGGAAGAACTCTTAGCAAAGAACAAGAAACAAAACTGTACAAAATGCCACTTACGCATATAGTAGTTCTAATGGATAACGACCAAGCTGGAAGAGAAGCGAAGGTACAGTTACAAAGACAGCTAGGCAGAATGTATAAGCTATCTTTTCCAAGAATACCAACTAAAGACGTTGGTGAAATGAGCGTAGAACAAATCAATAAAATAGTAATACCACAAATTCGGGGAATAGTTAATGGTTAAAATAATAGGTATATCTGGTAGAAAACAGTCTGGGAAAAATACCATTGCTAATTATATCAATGGTGATATTTTACAGGGTAAGTCAATGATTGAACAATTTTTTATTGAGGATGACGGTAATCTAGCAATACAGACTAAAGACTCTACAGGGACCAGTGGCTATGGAATATTCGATGTTACTAGAAAAGACAATACATTTGTTGAATATGCACAAAGAGAATTGTGGCCTTATGTAAAGGTATACCATTTCGCAGATTACTTGAAAGACATGTGCGTAAACTTGTTTGGATTCAAGCCAGATAATGTATATGGCACAGATGATCAAAAAAATGAATTAACAAGTATCAAATGGGAAGATATACCAAATAATAATGATAATAAATCGGGATATATGACACATAGAGAATTTTTGGAGCATTTTGGAACAAAGATTATACGAAAAATAAAGTCAACCGCTTGGGTAGATGCTACAATAAATAAGGTATTGAGTGAAAAATCTCGGTTAGCAATTATACCAGATGTACGATTTCCTAATGAGGTAAAATCTATAAAAGACAATGGAGGTATTGTCATACGTCTTACAAGGAATATATTCAACAGTGATTCTGAGTCCGAATCATCACTAGATAGTGATAAATTTGATTGGCATAATTTTGATATGGTCATTGATAATCATAATATGACACTAGAAACTTTATGTTGTGAACTTAAAAATAATACTTTTTGGAGAATTTGAATGCTAGTAACATACATAAGGTCATCTAGTTATAACAATTACGCCTATTGCCAAATGCAATACTTTATAACCTATGTTCTGGGTCATCAACCTGACAGTGGCAAGAAAGCAGAACTTGGAACAATAGTGCATAAAGTTTTAGAGGTATTAGCCAAATTAAAGTTATATCAGCAAACCAATGAGAAAAAACTAAAGTTATCAATCACAGATGATGCACTTGGAGACATATCTATCAAAAAGAATGAGTTTCTTCAAAGCAGTCTAGTGGAGCAATTAATATCTAAAAGTTTTGAGTTTTATACATCTAGCTCCAAAAACTCTTTTACAAACTCGGATAAAAAGCAATGTGCTGAATTAGTCTGGAACACATTAAAATATAATGATGGACAATTTGATCCAAGACATAGGAAGATAGTGGCAGCAGAACCACATTTTGATATCCCAATCGATGAAGATTGGGCATTTTATGAATACGAAATAAATGGTGAGAAAGTAAAGGGACAGTTAGCCATAAAGGGAACTATTGATTTAGTCACTGAAACTGATGATGGAATAATAGAGGTAATAGATTGGAAAACCGGCAAAAGGTTAGATTGGGCTACTGGCGAAGAAAAAACATACGAAAAGCTATGTGCAGATCCACAATTATTACTATATAATTATGCAATTTCTAAGCTGTTTCCAGACTATAAACAGTCTATAATGAGTATCTTTTTCATAAAAGATGGCGGTCCTTTTTCAATGTGTTTTGATGAAAGTGATCAGAATAAGTTCAAAAAGATGCTAAAAAACAGATTTTTAGATATAAAACAAAACAATACACCGCAGCCAATATCACAGAACAGAGATAATTGGAAATGCACTAAATTATGCCATTATTGCAAGCATAACTGGCCGGGGACAGATCAGAATATGTGTATATACATAGAGAATAACTTAAAAACTAATGGTATGGATCACACTATTAAGGAATGCACAAGGGAAGGCTTTAACATAGGATTTTACTCCGCTCCGGGTTAATATGGATAAATTACTAACAATAGGAATGGCAACACACGATGACTATGATGGAGTATTTTTCTCCATACAGTCATTACGCATGTATCATGATATATGTAATACAAACAATGTAGAATTTATTGTTTTAGACAATAACTCTGCTAGTGAACATGGAAAAGCTTGCAAATCATTTATTGAAAATCAAGTACACGGAAAGTACATCATTAATACTGATCAAAATAGTTCTTTCAACAAATACAAGATAGTAGACCACGCCACTGGGAAATATGTATTAATTATAGATTGCCATGTGTTAATAGAAAAAAATGGAATAGATAATTTATTAAAATACTTCCAAGACAATCCAAACTGTAAAGACTTAATACAAGGACCGCTATGGTACGATGATTTAAAAAATATATCAACACACTTTGATCCCACATGGCGTGGCGATATGTTTGGGATATGGGCTACAAACAAGGAAAAATATGACACTGGCCTCCCGTTTGAAATACCAATGCAGGGTATGGGTATGCTTGCGTTCGAAAGATCAAACTGGGTTGGTATCAATCAACACTTTAAAGGTTTTGGTGCAGAAGAAGGATATATAGCAGAAAAGTTCAAAAGAAGAGGAGGCAAAAACATATGCCTTCCATACTTAAAGTGGAACCATAGATTTGGTAGACCTAACGGTGTAAAATATCCACTAATTCTAGAAGATAGAATTTGGAATTATTTTATAGGATGGCTAGAGATAACACAAAATCCAAATGACATAATGATATCAAGTATATACAACTATTTTAGAAATAGAATACCAAAAGACAAACTAGATAATATGCTTCAAGAAGCTATATCAACATTAGGAGACAAAAATGCCACTTCCAAAGAGAAATAAAGATGAAAATAAAGATAAATTTGTTTCAAGATGCATGAGTAATGAAACTATGAAAAGTGAATATCCAAATTCACAACAGAGAGTAGCAATTTGCATAGATCAAGCAACAGCCGATTGCGGCTGTATAGAAGCGGCAGATTTCAAACTACAGGTTGAAGCATTTGGTTATGAAGAAGAAATTAACGAAAATAATCTTCATATACCATTAGCAGCAGAATATGAAGACTTTGGAGAGATAACAGAAGAATACGATATAGCGGCAGAAAGACCCGGATTATGGGAAAACATTCGTAAGAAGAAAGAGCGAGAAGGTAAGAAGTATAAACCAGCAAAACCGGGAGATCCAGACCGTCCAGATCCAAAATCTTGGAAAAAGGCACAGTCTGAAGATGGCAGTGAAATGGCTATTGAACAAATACAAAAGATGCATGATCAACTTATGGAAATCGTTATGAAATTAAAAACTATGTCTTTAGACGTAGAATTCCAAGATTGGACCAAGGATATGATTTCTAAGGCTGAGATTTATGTACAAAACGTATATGACTTTGTTAAGTATTATGAACCCGGTAAGTATGAAGATGAATACACCGACAAAGAAAAAGACGATGAAGAAGAAGTAGAAGAGCCTTCAGAAGTTGAGACAGAAGAACCAGAAATGGAAATGGAAGAAGGTGCCTATGAATATCAAGATCCAAAGACCGGAGAAATCTATACTTATAGGCGAAAAGGTTATTATGAAAGAGATGGAAGAACTTTAATGTATATGGGTGAAGCAAGCGAATACCAAGGAAGAAAGGTAACGCTCAACAAACCATTTAGAACTCCTAGTGGCCCCAAGAAATTTGCGGTTTATGTCAAAAATGAAAGTGGCAATGTTGTTATTGTAAGGTTTGGTGATCCAAACATGACCATCAAAAAGAACATTCCAGAAAGACGAAAAAGCTTTAGAGCTAGACATAACTGCGACAATCCGGGTCCAAAATGGAAAGCCAGATATTGGGCTTGTAAGAGTTGGTGAGCTTCATAACGGTGGGATTCTAGTGTCTAAAAGAATACAAGATATAGATGTGTTAATTCAGCAGAAGAAGATAAATACTCTCACATACACAGATAATCCAAAATTTCTTGAAGTTAAGTACAACTTAGATTGGAAAAATATACTAGATCCCCCACCGGCCAATGATAGTATAATAGTAGCAAATGAATTAAATTACTTATCTAGACTTACATCTAAGATTTCAGATAATCAAAAAAAATTAATAAAATCAGTTGATAAAGATCCAAAATATTTATTCAATGATGTTTTGTTGAAAAAAGAACTTGACTTTCCAGATGAAATGTTTGACAGATATTACAGTATTTTAAAAAATTGCATTCTTAATGTCAAATATCATTTTAATAGAGTAAGACCAGAGTATTTGGGAGATTTATTAAGTAAAAAAATCTATGTTATAGAATCAGATACAACAAAAACTCCATCGTATCCTTCTGGTCATACTTGTTATGCCATGCTAGCTTGCATATTATGTTCAGAATTATATCCCAGTTTGATATCAGAATTTAGAGAATGCGTAAAAATTACAGCTTTTTGCAGAGAAATGCAAGGAGTACATTACCCATCAGACAACAAAGCGTCTGTACTTTTTACAGAGTCGATAATTAGTCAGTTGCAAAAAGAACTTGCGTAAGCTACAATAAGCTGAACCACGTTAATTTGAACAGGAGAGTTGCATGAAATGGTTTCCACTTAAAAATTATACCCATTATAGTCTATTGCGTGGTTTTTCTAAGCCAGAAGAATTGGCCCAAAAGTGTAAAAATAATGGATATACAGCATGTGGTATCTGTGATTATAAAACACTATCCGGCGCAGTAGCCTTTTATAAGGCTTGCAAAAAGCAGGGGATAAAGCCCATTATTGGATGCTCCTTTGATTTTGCTACACTCTTTGCTAAGAACAAAGAGGGTTGGTATGAATTGATTGAAATGGTTTCGGCGTTGGACGAAAACGGTAAACTCCCAAGAGATTTTGATAGTCTAGAGGTCAGTAAAAATCTTATTAGTATTAGTGCTTTTAATAGCCAAAGCGACTCTATGCCTATTAGTTATTATACTAATCGTGAAGATGCCAAGCTTCATAGAATATTATTATGTTCAGACATGAAGACTACTCTACCTAAAATAAAAAAGAGTATTAAACCAGACGGTAGTGTAGATTCGAAGTATCCACAAGAACATATGGATAAACTAGTATATTTTATGCAAGACTCATTCTATGTAAAAAATAAGAGTGAATCTGAAGGTCTAGATACATCTAAGCTAAAAACGATTTACGATCAATGCGAAGACTATGATATTCTTAGTAAGCCAATGCTTCCAAAATTTGAATGTCCAAAGGGTGCATCAGAAGAAGATTATCTCAAAGAATTATGCCGTGTTGGCTGGAAGAAAATATTAATAGATCAAAACAAGGTATCAAAAGAAGAAGATAAGCAGAAGTATCTTAGTAGATTTAAAGAAGAGTTTGACGTTATTAAGGATGCTAATCTATTCGGATATTTCTTAATTGTGCATGATATTATACAGCACGTTAATGATATGGGGTGGCTTTCTGGTCCCGGTAGAGGGTCTGCCGCCGGATGTTTGATTTCATACTTAATTGGTATCACAAAGATTGACCCAATAGAGTTTGACCTTCTATTTGCACGATTTTATAACGCTGGACGAAATACGGCTGATCACATATCTTTACCAGATATTGATATGGACGTTCCCGGCACTAAACGTGATGAAATTATATCATATATAAAAGACAAGTATGGTCATGAAAGAGTAAGCCAAATGTTAACGTTTGGTAGATTACAGGGAAAGAGTGCAATAAAAGAAATATTGCGTGTTAATGAAGCCTGCTCTTTTGCGGAGATGAATGCTATCAGCAATTGCATTCCAGACGAGGCTAAGATTTCAGATCAATTAGCAGAAATGGACGATGAAGATAGATCTATCATAAAGTGGGCATTGATAAATAATGCCGATGCACTACGGGACTTTTGTAGATTATCAGAAGACGGTAAGTTAGAAGGAGAGTATGCTGAATATTTTGAGCAAGCTATTCAAATAGAGGGTACATTTAAAACTCAAGGTAAACATGCCGCTGGAGTGGTTATATCTGCTGAACCTTTACAGCAAGTATGTCCAATGGTAAAGCAAAAGGGATCATCTGAAAAGATTGCCGGATTAGAAATGTCAGATTTAGAAGCGTTAGGCCATGTAAAGTTTGACGTTTTAGGTATTAATCTTCTTGATAAAATTATGAAAATAGAGGAGATCGTTGATGATAGACAAAATAAATGAATTGATAAACATATCTAGTTCTAGGGACGAAGTGTTCTTAAGTATTTTGAATACTTTTTCTAATAAGTCGGTTAATATTTTTCAAATTGGTGCCATAGAAACACTAGATAATTATTTATTTAGGATAGGTTCTGGTTGGTCAGATATAGTATTTGGTAACTATATAAAGAAAAATGGTGGAACATTTACTATAGCAGATATATCTTTAGACCACTTAGCACACTCAAATTTAATTGCCAGCCAGTTAGGTTATAATGTCAATCTTTGTTATGGCAACGGATTAGATCATATTACTCCAGAATACAATATTTATTATCTAGATGGAAGTATAGATCCAGCCGAAACCAAAAATCAGTTTGATAAAATATTATCTTTTAACCTAAAAGATATCTATATATGTGTTGATGATTTTTCCATTAAAGGAACAACAATAGATCTTTCCATATATCCATTTAAAATTCACAAGATAGAAAAGGGGCTAGGAGTATTACATTATCATGGCTAATAGAGACTATATTATATTTGATTTTGAAACTGGAAGTAGAAATCCTCACAGAACCCAACCAACACAAATAGCTGCTATTGCTTTAGACGGCAGAAGCTTAACAGTAAAGGGGCAATTTAATAGTGAAATCAAGCCTATTTTTGACGAGGATAAGGCACGGGCAGCGGGATTCGATCCAGTAGAAGATGAAGCATTAAAGATCACTAAAAAGACTAGAGAGCAACTAGAACTAGCACCCTCTCTAAAAGCGGTATGGACTAAATTTACTAAGTTTGTTGATCAGTATAATTGGAAAGGTGATGCATTTTTTAATCCTATCCCAGTTGGGTTCAATATCATTGGCTTCGATATGCATATAATTAACCGTTTATGCAGAGACTTCGGACCTTGGGATAAAGAAAGAGAACAACAGAAACTATTTAGTAGAGTCTATAAGATAGATATAATGGATAATATATTCGCGTGGACAGAAAGCGATCCAAGTGTTAGATCTATTAGCATGGACTCACTACGAGAAAGAATGGGGCTATCATTTGACAATGCACACGACGCATTACAGGACGTTAAGGATGAAGCTAATATATTCATAAAGCTCATGAAGACTCATCGTGCGGTGTATCAGAATATGAATTTTGATAAGGCATTTGCTGACGGAAATTTATATGTCAAATAAGATTTGCCCAAAATGTGGACAATTTAAGGATGAATCTGAATTTCGATATAGACAAAGATCAGAAGATAATTCCTTATTAAGAACATATACAAATTGTAAATCTTGTGAGCATAAAATAAATACATTACTAATCAAACTTAAAAAGGAAAACAATCATACTAAACCGATCAAATGCGAATGTTGTGGAAAAAGTGGAAAATTACACTTAGATCATTGCCATAAAACAGATTTATTTCGCGGATGGCTATGCAATAATTGCAATGTAGGGATGAGTAGATTAGGAGATAACATAGAGGGCTTAATTCAAGCATTGAATTACTTATTGTCGAGGAATAAATGATCGATATTGATTATAATGATAAAGCAACTTGGCAGTTATTCGCAGAAGGTAAAACTAAGGGTATCTTTCAATTAGAAAGTAACCTTGGAAAGTCTTGGTCTAAAAAATTAGCACCAACCAATCTAGAAGAACTTTCTGCATTAATTGCTATTATTAGACCGGGAACTTTGAAAGCTTTCGTTGATGGCAAAAGCATGACCCAGCGATATGTAGACAGAAAGCATGGAAGGGAAGAAGTAACCTATTTACATCCGGCACTAGAAGACATATTAAAGCCAACATATGGAGTTCTTGTATATCAAGAACAATCCATGCGTATAGCTGAAAAAATTGCTGGATTTAATCTACAAGAAGCTGATGTTCTTCGTAAGGCTATCGGAAAGAAGAAAGCCGATCTTATGAATGAAGTCAAAAAATCATTTATAGCAGGAGCAGAGCGAGTAGGAACCGTTTCTAAGGAAGACGCTGAACAAATCTTCGGATGGATTGAAAAGTCTGCACGATATGCTTTCAATAAGTCGCACAGCGTTTCATATGCAGTATGCTCCTATTGGAGTGCGTATTTTAAGGCCCACAATACCAAAGAGTTCTTCTTATCATATCTATACTATGCTAACGAAAAACAAGACCCTCATCAAGAAGTCTACGAATTAATATCAGAAGCAAAACTGTTCGATATTGAGACTAGAACACCAAGTTTGACCAATTTTGATCGTAAGTTCAATATCAAGGATGGAAAGATATACTTTGGTATTAAAGATATAAAGTCATTAACTGGTGCTACTGGCGATAAGTTAATTGAGACTATTATAGTCGCAGAACAAGATTTAGGAAAAAGCGTCGATAAGTTTACTTGGCTAGAAATTCTATTATTTATCGGGGCAAATATTAGCTCTACATCTTTTAAGGCTCTAGCTTCTATAGGATTCTTTAGAACCATCAAAGGCAGTGTAAGCCGAAACAAAGCTTTGTATGACTACGAGATATATAGGACTCTTACCAAATCAGAACAAACTTGGATATTAAACAACTATACCACTAAAAAATGGAATACATTTATGGATTGCTTAAAGGACTTAGCACCTACCAAAAAGGAGGGTGGAGGAACTAGCAAAGCCGATAGAAAACAAGCTATAGAAAATGAAATACAATTATTAGCTAATCCACCGTATGACTTAGAAGATGATCCAAGTTGGATAATAGATCAAGAAATTAAATTCTTAGGTTGTCCAGTTACTATGACCAAGGTTGAGACTTCTGACACTTCTGCCGCCAATACAACTTGCAAAGAGATTGTGAATGGTAAAAAGGGCAAAGATATGTGCATAGTAGCAAATATACACAGACTGTCAGACTATACAATAACTAAGGGAGAATCAAAAGGGCAAGTTATGTCATTCCTAACAATAGAAGATGACACATGTATATTAGATAGCGTAATAGCATTTCCAAAAGTGAGAGAAAAATATAAGTATATTCTGTATGAAGGTAATAATTTAATATTTTGTGGGTCAGTCGGCGTCAATGATACATCTTTTATTGTTGAAAAAATTCATGAAGTATGATAGTTGTTTTTTTCTTGTGTCGCTGCTAATATAATAAGATAAGGAGAGATTGATGAATATATGTTCTTTTACCGGATACCTTACAGAAAATCCAAGAGTATCTGTTGTCAATGATATTGTTTTGGCAGAATTTACCATGGTGGTCTATACATATCGCAAGACTAAGAGTGGCGAGAAGAATAGGATACCTACTTATATACAGTGTGAGGCATGGCATACTGGTGCCGAAACCTTAGAGAAGTATGCTACAAAGGGTACAAAACTTGTTGTTAATGCATCTGCCAAGCATCCATCAAAAGACAGTTATGAAATAGTATTTAGGGTAAATGAGTTTGATTTCTGTCATGGTGATATTGAGGATTAAATGATACCAAATAATATTATATTAACTTACAAAAATGATAAGATTCCAAAGTATGTTTTTGATAATATAAAACTACTAAATCCAGAAAAGAATATACTGTTTTTTACAGATGAAGATGTGGTAAAATTTCTTCTAAAAGAATATGACTCATCGTATGTTGACTTTTTCCATGGCGTAAAACTTGGATGCACTAAAGGAGATTTTTTTAGATATTGTTACTTGTTAAAGTTTGGTGGATATTACTGCGATGTTGATATTAAACATGTAGAACCTATTGATCATTATACAGCAGATAATCTTGAATTTTTTAGTGTTAATTCTGCAATAGGTCCAATGACATTTCAAGCTTTATTATATTGCGAAAGCGAACACCCAATTATATTAGATTGTATAAAAGATATAATGAATCCAGAAACAGCCAAAGATTTATTTTATCAAACAACAGAACATATGTACAAAAATATAAAAAAATACTTAGACATCACATCTATGATTCAACCAACAGTATATATGATAAATAATAAAGCTATACAAATAGCTCAAGAATATCAATTAAATTCGACATATGTATGTATTTACGGAAATAAAATAATAGCATTGTCGAGATATCCAGAATATCAAAGGGAAGTAGGATTCATATGAGAAAACCAAGAATATTATTTTGCAGCGAAGCTACATTTTTGAACACCGGATATGCTACATATACTAGAGAGATTTTGAATTATCTCCACAGTACTGGTAAATATGAACTTGCAGAAATGGCTTCTTATGGAGAAAGAAATGATCCACGGGCATCATCTATACCGTGGAAATTTTATGGCGTTGTCCCAGATGCTTCGTGTTCTGAGGAAGAAAAAAATCAGTATAATCAACAGCCAGTAGCACAATTTGGTGAGTTAATGTTCGAATCTGTTTGTCTTGACTTTCTTCCAGATATAGTGTGTGATATTCGTGATTTTTGGATGTTAGACTTTGCAGAAAGATCGCCATTTAGAAAATATTTTAAATGGTGCATTATGCCAACCGTAGATGCTAGACCACAAGCAAGACAATGGATAGCAACTTATGAATCTGCTGATGCATGTTTGACATATTCTGAATGGGCTGGAGAAGTATTGAAGCAACAATCGGGTGAAAAAATCAAGTATATAGGAATTTCACCGCCATCGGCCCATCATGCTTATCGCCCCATAGAAGACAAAGAAGGGTTAAGATCATCTATGGGTATTGATCCTAACGCAAAGATCATTGGCACCGTAATGAGAAACCAGCGTCGTAAATTATATCCAGATCTTTTTCAAGCATTTAGATTATTATTAGACAGAGTAGAAGACAATTCTAATTATTATTTGTATTGCCATACCAGTTATCCCGATCTTGGATGGGATATACCAGAGCTATTACAACAATATCAATTGTCCTCTAAGGTATATTTTACATATATATGTGGCCAAACCGGCAAACCATTTCCATCCTTATTCAAAGGTGCCATAGCACAATCTCCATTTACTGGACAATTTGGTGCATCATTGTCTAATGTCAAAAATGGTGTAGAATATGAAGATTTGTCTAAGATAATTAACTTGTTCGATCTTTATGTTCAATATGCTAACTGTGAAGGTTTTGGATTACCGCAAGTTGAAGCAGCGGCATGTGGCATCCCAGTAATGGCTACAGATTATTCTGCTATGGAAAGTGTAGTAAGAAATCTTGGCGGTATACCATTGGCCCCAAAAGCTTTGTACAAAGAGTTAGAAACTGGATGTTTCAGAGCAGTACCAGATAACGAATTAGCCGCACAAAAGTTTAAAGAATTTTTTGAACAACCAATCGGTATAAGAAAGAGAATGGGCTTTGAAACAAGACAAGCATTTTTGAAACATTATCAATGGGATCAAAGCGGAAGGGCTTGGGAAAAATTCTTTGATTCTGTAGAAATCTCAGACAATTTCGAAAATTGGAAACAACCACCAAGAATAGTAACGGCTAAACCAAAACCCGATCCAATTCCGACTAATGTCAATTATAAGGATTTAGCCAAATGGTTGATAGTTGAAGTTCTTGGAGAGCCAGAACGATTAAATTCATATTTTGAGTCTAGAATTGTAAGAGATTTAACATACAAAAATCACACAGCTACTACTGGCGGTATGTACTTTAATGAAAGTTCTTCCATGTTTGATGGTAAACAAAATAGAAGTCCTTTCGATTTTAGTATAGCATATGATCAGTTAGCATATTTGTCGCAAAGACGAAATTATTGGGAAGAAAAGAGAATAGAAATGTTGAAAGCTAGAGGTATGATATGAAAGTACTATACATAGGTCATTACAAAGAAAATAGCGGGTGGTCACAAGCTGCCATGGATTTAATTCAAGCTATAGATTCCGCTGGTATAGATATTGTATGTAGAAACATAAAGTTAACATCAAAAACATTCAATACGCCAAATAAAATAAAAGAGTTAGAAAATAAATCTCTTGATAACATTGATATATGTATTCAGCATTTATTACCTCATCATTTAGTGGGAACATCAAAGTTTAAGAAAAATATAGCATATTATGTCGGGGAATCCACAACATTAAAGTACAATAATTGGAAATCCAACCTGCATATTATGGACGAGATTTGGGTTCCGAACCAAACTCAATTAAATAATATGAAAAAAGATGGTTTCAATAACTTGAAATGTGTACCACACGCATTTGATTTAGCTAAATATTCACAGAAACAAACTTCACAAATAAATTTTGGTGATAAAAATAACACTTTTAAATTCTATTATATAGCAGACTTAAACCAGCGAAAAAATATAGAATCCGTAATAAAATGTTTTCATAGTGAATTTTTTAGACACGAACCAGTTTCTTTAGTATTGAAGGTAAAAAAGTTTGGTGTTAATCCAATAGAGCTACAAAAACAGGTTCAAAACATGTGTCTTACTATTAAGAATACATTAAGAATCTATCCATCGATAGATGACTACCATAAGGAAATAATTATTACTGATGATATGTCATCTGAAGAAATTAATATTTTGCACCAATCGTGCGATTGCATGGTTAATACAACTCATGGCGAGGGATGGTCTATACCATCATTTGATGCCATGTGTTTTGGAAAGACTCCGATATGCAGTAATGAGGGTGGTCCAAAAGAATTTATTAAAGATAAAAACACCGGTACTCTAATAAGTGGTATATATTCTGTTTGCGAACACTCGGACTCCGCATTTCCAAATATATTCACAGGAAGAGAGTCTTGGTTTGTTCCAGATGAGGAAGAAATAAAGTCAGCTATGAGATTTTACTATGAGAATAAAGATTCTATAGATAGAAATAAGGGTCTTGAGAATGCAAAACAATTCTCATACGAAAATGTTGGTAACTTGATAAAGGAATTACTAAATGCTTAATAATATAACTAGTAGAATAATAGATATAGCTAATAGTGAACAAAAGAAAAAATACAATATTTTAACCTTTCCTACTCACGAAAGGTATGAAACAGAGCTATGTAAAACAGAACATGAATTTTACTCTATAAACATTTCTAATGCTAAAAAGTGGAATGTCAATCAGACAGAGGTTCCAACAAATTATCACATATTGCCAGAAAATCAATTATGTAATTATCTAAATTTTGACTTGATCCTTGTACAAAGTAAATTTGGACAATTTCAAACAGCACAAGACATAAATAGACAATTGGGTTTACCAATAATATGCCTAGAGCATACATTGCCAACTCCACCATCTATGACTGAAAAACAAGTGGCTCAAATGAGAACTATGCGTGGAGATGTAAATGTATTTATTTCTGAATTTTCTAGACAAGCTTGGGGAATAGATGGTATTGTTATACACCACGGTTTAGATACTAATACTTTTAGACCCACTGGGCAAACACGCGACAGTACAGTCCTTACGGTAGCAAATGATTTTGTAAATAGAGATTATTGCTTAAATTTTAGCGGATGGAAACGTGTTACCAACGGGTTAAACGTCAAACTTGTTGGGGATACTCCCGGCTTATCCACGGCAGCACCTAATATAAATAGTTTAGTAGATTCGTATAATTCATGCTCAGTCTATTTTAATAGCTCAGTATTAAGTCCAATACCAATGTCTTTGCTAGAGGCGATGTCGTGTGGATGTGCTGTAGTATCAACAGCAACTTGCATGATACCAGAAATCATTACTAACGGAAAAAATGGTTTTATATCTAATAATGAAACAGAACTTAGATCCTATATTGAGCTATTACTAAAAGATGATGATCTTAGATCAGAAGTTGGAGAAAATGCACGTAAAACAATAGAATCCAAGTTTTCGGAAAGTCAATTCGTAAGTAATTGGAATGCATTATTTAACAAAGTTTATGAGGAATCAATAAGATGAAAATACAGATTATTAAAGATATATCAGATTGTATAGATGGTTATAATCCAGTACTTATAGAAGACGATAATCTAAATATAGACGTTCCAGATAATTCAATTTCTTCTATTTTAATGATCAATACTATAGAACTAATTTCATATAAAAATATCGATGCTTTCTTGAATAAAATTAGACAATTGTTAAGGCTAAACGGTACGTTAGTAATAACAGGCGTAGACATAAATTGTTTGTCAGTAGATTGTGTCAATAGAGTTTTAGATTGTGCAGTAATGAATGAAGTTATATATAATCGCAAGGCCATCTATGATTGCAAAGAACTATCAGATAAACTAACCTCTCTAGGCATCAAAACGGATAAATTATTATTTAAGGGATCAACGTATGAACTACACGCCACAAGAAAAAATTAGTAATACTAGTTGTAAAGATTGTACGTTTGCAATTTATGATGGCATTACTCAAACTGGATGTAAAGATAATAGAATTATCAAATTTAAAGATGATATAATAGAAGCCTATGATAATGACAAAGAGTTTTTTGTAATAAAGAGACTATGTACTTTATATAGAACTAAAGAGTGGAATGAAGGAATTGCAGATATTGAAAAGGCTAAAAATGAATCACAAGTAACCTTTGACTTATTAATTAACTGCGATAACATTGACATAGAAATGTATGAATATATTAATGCCCTACTTTCAACATTACACTCTAAGATTCAAATTAAATTATTTTATTCCTATAAATCATCTCTTGAAACAAAAAATCAATTAAAAAATCTTTTCTATAATCATCCATCTATTACAGTATCTATGTATTTTGATAAAAAAGAATATATTTACTTGAATGTTATGAAAAGTTCTAGTATGTTTCATGTTTTACTTGATGAAAGCAATTATCTAGACATAGAAAAATTTCTATATAAAATCAATGAATATATAACTGAAGATATGAGGAAAGCTATTATCTTTAAAAGAAACAACCAAACAGCTATTTTAAGTTTGATATGCAGAACACTATTTCCAAATTTATACTTAGATTATGATAATGAATATTTAAATATGGAAAAACAAACTAGAGAAGAGGGCTTATATATTGAGCTGTAAAATGGCAAGATTAAAACAACAAAAAAAGAAATCTACAAAAAAAATTATATCTTCACAAAATGAAGGTTCAAGTATCAGTGTAGTAATATTATGTGATTTGCCGGGATATAGAATGAAGTCTTATGGACCTTCATCTCTGATACAAATTAACAAAAAACTACTGATAGATACGCAAATAGAATGTATAATAAAATGCTTCAATAAATATGAAATAATTGTTTGTACCGGATTTGACAGCGAAAAAATAGTTAAGCATATAAGATCAAAATATAAAAATATCAATATACGCATAGTTGAAAATCAAATTTTTTCATCATGTAACTCATGCGAAGGCGTAAGATTAGCTATCAACAATACTCTGAACAGCAAAGTTCTCATTTTTGATGGTAGCCTGCTCATAAACAAAAAAACTTTGTCTTTGATAGATACTAATAAAAATTGTGTCATAGTAGAACAAAATCCATCAGAAAATTTAGAAATTGGAATAAATGTTAACAAAGAAAATATTGCAGAACATTTTTCTTTTGGTGCATATAAAACATGGTCTGAAGTATTATATTTAAATGGATATGATTCTATAGACACATTTAGAAAGTTTTTAAATCATCAAGACAGCAAAAAAAGATTTGTTTTTGAAGCTTTAAATGACTTAATAAAAAATAGCTATCAAATTTATTGTATAGATAACAAAATACCAGTATATAAAATTAACAATGTGAAAACTTATCACAGCATAAAGGACAATCATGAAATTTTTAATATCTAATTATAGTTCTCCTTGGAATACCGAACCGTTTTATTTTAACGCCGCTTTTTCACTGATTGGTGTTCAGTCTAAAATTTTCAACCCACAGTCAAGTATATATGATGAATGTGATGCATTTTTACCAGATGTGATAATTACACATGTCAGCCACATATCAAAAGATATGCTACATTATATAGTTAACAACAAAAAGATCACATTAATGATCAACACTGATAATATTAAGCTGGAAGATTTGAATCAGTTGTCCTCTTCTCTTGAAAAAACAGGTATAACAGCCATATTTTTTGGAAAAGAAGATATACAACTAACCAATGGAAAATATGTAAAAATTCTTCAATCAGCAGATATCTTTCTCAATAATGGGAGAGGCGACTACAAGATAAATAAACTCATTTTTGTAAACTCACAAGACGATATATCTGAGATAGATGGTAGTTATCATTATACTTCAAGTTTACCAGAGTTATCTAATTATGTAGATTTTATTTTTCCTATTAATATACTAACAACATTGTTTTCTAACTATGACGAAATAGTATTCAAAGATCCATCATATATTGGATCTCAAACAGCATTCAATGCGATATATAGTGGCACAAAAGTTATTTTTGATACAAAAGAATCCAATGACTTGGAACAAATCAATAGTATTTTTAAAGGTGGAAAACTATTGTCATCAGTAAAAAATAAACACACTTGTTTGCATAGAGTCAAATCTTTGTTGTCACAGCTGAATTGTAAAGATATAATAGAGAAACTAGAAAGTGAAATTTCAAAACTATGAGTGTTACAGTAATATTGAGTGGTTTCAAAAGACCATACTCTGCACAGCAACAATATAATGCTATTATAAATCAAACATATAAACCATCAGAGATTATTTTTTGGCAAAATGATTCTGATAAAAAGATTGAATTTCCACCAAGTGTAACATCTAGATGCAAATATATTCGGTCAACAGAAAATTATGGAGTTTGGGGAAGATTTGCAATAGCCATGATGGCTAGAAGTGATTATGTGTGCATAATAGATGATGACACTATACCCGGATTAAGATGGTTAGAAAATTGCATATCAACCATTAAGGAAAATAATGGTATATTGACTACTAGGGGCGTAATTGCTAACCCTAATAAATTGAACCAATATCCGGGTCCAGACAGCTATACAGCATTTGGCTGGTGTAATCCTAATGAAAAAACAGTTCAAGTAGACATAGGGTGCCACTGCTGGTTTTTTGACAGAGATGTATTAAGAGCTTTTTGGGCAGAAGCTCCTCATGCTTTACCTATGAATTATGGTGAAGACATGCATTTGTCATATGTTGCACAAAAACATTTTAATCTAAAAACATATGTCCCTCCACACCCACAAAACGATACTTCATTATGGGGATCTCAGCCAGATACTGGCAAGAAATATGGAGAAGATGCTGTAGCCATATCGTGGAATAGTGTTGCAAATCAAGGGATGAATGATTATTGGAATTTCATATTAAGTAATGGATTCAAACCATTGAGGACAGAATGAAGTTTACTACACCGCCAAATAAAGACTTTCTCTCAGATATTAAGATTTTGGAACATGCACTGAAAAATAAAGAAAATATTAGCTTTTCTAAATTTTGTGATGGCGAATGGTCTGTTATATGTAATCAGCAAATAGATAACAAAGAATTTTGGTTTGATCCAAGTAGTGAAAAGGATCAAATAAAAAGACAGGCTCTAATTAGTGCGTTTCAATATAAGAATCCAAGATATTTTATTGGAATTACTTGTACCAAAGTTTTTGGATTACAAACTCATAGATTTATGAAACAGATATGTAAGCAAGATGAAGAACACTTAACATGGGCAGATATATGGGTAAATTCAAACTATCAGTACTATATCAATAACATATTACCTTTGTATAAGAATAGAAATATAGTATTATTCTGTAATGAGGCTGGAAAAATAGATAAGTTACCATTTGTACCTTATATGGTGGTTCCTCTTAAAAACAATGCTTGGGAATACAATTGGGATTGGGTAGATAATTCTAAGATGCTTCTATCTGCAATGCCAGAAAAAAATATGCTCTTTTTGTTTTGCTGTGGACCATTTGGCAATATATTATGTCATAAATTTACTGAATTATGCGGCGATCACACTTATCTAGACATAGGGTCTACTTTAAATCCATTTTTGGGATCGGCTGGATTTGATAGACATTATTATCTTGGCAATAACTTCTTTTCAAACATGATTGGAGAATGGGACCAATGAATTTAGGAATATATCTATGTAACTTTTCAGACCAAGAGCAATTGATGCACGTTGGCTCTTTTGTAAATAAAAATTTAAACTCTAAGGATATCTATGATATCAGCATTTTTTATGATAATATAGATTTTAACCCACATCATACCCCATGCGGTATGTTTAATTCTACAGACTTATGGAGCTTTAATGGAAATTTAATAGTAACTTCATTAGATGCTTTGGCTACTTCTCTAAGGGTTGTAAATAATATTAACATATTTTATTATCACGGATGGGAAAAAACAAAAAATACATTACATTTAGTTATGTTAACAAAAAATGTCAAAATCATATGCAAGTCAGAAAAAGATGCTAAAGAAATTTATAGATTAACTGGCAAGAAGGCAATTGGAATATCAGAAAATTTTAATAATATCACAGATCTACTATCAAGGTGTGAAGATGAATACAAATCAAATAATAACAATGTATACCAAACAACATAAGAGTACTTATGAAATTGCGGAAGAGTTGAATACTTACCCCAATCGCATAAGACGTATTCTTTTAAAAAGTGGTATTAATCTAAAAACCAAAAGCGAAGCTCAGAAGAATGCTATAGAAAGCGGAACTGCTGTTCATCCTACTAGTGGTAAGGTTAGAACTAAAGAGGAAAAGTTAAAGATTAGTTCTGGTCTTAAAAAGTATTGGGATGATATGTCGGATGAGATGTATAAGTCAAGAGTAGATCAGTCAAAAAAGAGATGGGAATCTCTATCAGATGTAGAGAAGGATAAGATGATGAGTGCTGCTATTAAGAGTATACAGGCGGCTGGTAAAGAAGGCTCTAAGCTAGAAAAATTTTTATATGAAGAAATTACCAAAGGTGGCTACGCTGTTCAATATCATAAGAAGCAACTCATTCAAAACCAAGACATGGAACTGGATATGTACATCCCGTCCATCAAGACTATAATAGAGGTAGACGGACCTTCTCACTTCTTGCCCATTTGGGGAGAAGAAAAACTGCAAAAGCAAATCAAAGCTGACACACAAAAAAGTGGTTTAATATTGAGTAAGGGAATGGTCATAATCAGAATAAAAAACTTATCTGACTCAGTGTGTTTAGCCGATAAAGAAAAGTTGAGACTTGACATTTTGAAATGCTTGGATACAATAAAAGGGTCGTTCCCCCCAAAATCAGAAAGGTACATAGAGATTGAAATATGAGTGATATAGCAGCAATTTTTGAAGAAGTAGAACTCGCTACACCTAGTAATACAAATACCTCAGTAAAGGACATTGTTGTGACAGATGCACCATCGATGCTTTCACCAGAATGGCACGATTATGCGATGACACTGTTTCATCCATCGGAACTTGTAGACGGCCACCCTCTAGTAGCTGGTCTTAGGCGTGTAGCAGAGCTTATACTGGGGCAGATTGTTTATAGCGGACCAACGCAGGTCTTTCCAGTACAGCGTGATGATCATCACGGCAGAGCTACGGTTATATTTAGCGTAGAGTTTGCTAATGGTGTTAGATATGCAGAAGTTGCAGATTCATGGGAAGGTAATACAGACGATAACTTTTGTGCTTATGCCGTTGCTATTGCTAGCACAAGAGCAGAAGCCAGAGCATTGCGTAAGGCTCTTAAAATCAAGGGTGTTGCCGCAGAAGAATTAACCAAGAAGGATACTGCCAAGATTGTTAGAGAAATATCTAACAATAAAGCAGCAAGCGAAGGAGAGTATGACGATCAGAGTAGAATGAGTGATGCACAATACAACTTTATTGATGTAAAGTGTAAGCAACTCAATATCGATGGAGAGAAGCTATTCGCACGTTTTAATGTGGATAGCGGAAAAAAGGTTTCTAAAAAGATCGCTAGTGAGATCATTGATTCACTAAACGATTATCAGCGTGATAAGAGTTCAATTCCACAAGATATTATAGGCTATAAACAGGAGTGGCGTAAATGAAGATTCTATATACAACAAAGAATGGCAGACTACAAGCAGAAATAGAGGGCGAATCACAGAAGGATCTATTTAATGAACTAAGTAGATTTCAAGAAGTATTTGAAGAAACCACATGCAGTAAGTGTGGATCTGATGATATTCGATTTGTGGTGCGTACCGTTGATGATAACCAGTATTACGAACTTCGTTGTATGAAGTGCGGTGCTAGACTATCATTTGGTGTCCACAAGAAGGGTGGCGGGTTATTCCCAAAGCGTAAGGATAACGAAGGTAACTGGCTACCCGATAACGGTTGGGTCAAATGGAATCCAAAGACGGAGAAGCCCGAATGAAATATTTAGCAGTACTATTTATGCTGATAGCATTATCCAAGGATGGATATGCTAATCAGATTTATTTAGTTCCTCAACCTCAACAGATTATTGTTCAACAGCCAGTAATAATTACACAAACTATGGTATATCAAGCACCACAAGTATTTGTAACTGTTCCTGTGCCAGTGGTAGTTTATCCTCAACCAATTATTGATCAAAGAATTTATTGGGGCTATCCTTACTATACAACAACACCTATGCCGGTCATACAACATCGACATAGGTGCTGGAATTACTAAGAATTTAAGGGGGCGGGAAACCGCCCCTTTATTTCATATATAAGAAAAACCAAGTTATAAAAGATCCCAATAGCATTCCTAATGAGCTTATAAAAAACAGGAATTTATTTATTGGATCTTTCATAGGTATTCTACGGTGTAGTATAGTCCATAATTAGTTTTGCTTCCAATTGCTTCTGGTTCCGAACTAAGAGCAATATACCAATCGTGTTGCATAGATTGATGAGCAATACCACTTTGAGAAGTATACCCAAGGGCTGAATCGCTATCAGTAGTGCTAGTATTTAATCCGCTCATGCCGGGAGAAGGTGTAAGTGCCAAATCAGTCTGAGCAGCTGGACTGCCAGCTGGACCCGGAGAAAATTCTTTCCATACAAAATCAGAAACACCCCTTAAAGCCAAGCTAGCCTTAGAAGGATCAGAAGAAGGCTTACGGGCTTCGTATACCCAAGTTGTAACTCCGCTTGCTGGCTTATCAATACCATGATCCCTTGCAAAGATTCTTAATTTACCATTTTGAACACGAACAGGTGTGCTATGAGTAAATCTTACATTGAGTGGGCAAAGGTAATTAGATAATTTATCTAGATCTATAGGGGTGGCACTATTTACGCTGACTGTACCTTTGCTGGAATTATTGACTCCACTGGCGACTTTAGCGGTATTATTTAATCTTGGCCCCGAATTTGTACCATCAGCATTAGTAATCCATGTGGTACTCTGCTGGGAACCTACTGGAACTGAAACACCAAAATCCAACCCGTAGAATCCTATACCGGATCCTAAATCGTGCCTAATTAAATTATCTCCACCGGCAGACAAGAAATTACCATAAAATTTGATTTCAGCCATAGAATTCTCCCTATATTTGTGGGTTATATTGTAATATACACTTTTATTAGATTGACGTTATTTCTAAGTTAACATATCTTGCTGGTGGCACAGAGTACCCTTCCCATGTAACTCCAGCCTCTGGATAATTCAATATATCATTGGCAAAAAATAGAAAAATATCATATTTTCCAGTATCATTTTTGCTTAATGAAAAAGTTGTTGTTTTAGTGCCAGTAACGAAACCACGATTATTTCCTTCTCCATTATTATCTTCTGGAGTAATTTTTTTGGCACCATAAAATCCTATTTTATCTGTAACCAATTTTTCTATTACTTTTCCGCTGTTTAATTTGATAATAGCAGGAATACCACCAGTAGATGGTAATGTAGCTGGAATTGGTCCACTAAAAAATGGATTACTAGTTCCATTATTTGAGGTTTCTCCGTAAGCCTCAATCCCCTCATTCTCCTCGTCAAGAGTCAACCCTGTTATTCCTCCATTGCCACTTATTTCAGAAATAATAAATTTTGCTGGTTTTGTACCTATTGAAAAAGTGACTGGATCATTTTCTTTATAACCAGTACCACCACTTTCAATTACAATAGAAGTTGGACTAGCTCCAATAACTTTCTTAATATATGTAAAACCGCCATTAGTAAGTAACATATTTCTACGAATTTTGTTCTTACGTGTTGGTATAGTTTTTTGAGTTTGAACCGGCGTTCCGGGTGACAAAGTAACCTCTTCAAAATCTACAGATGTACCAGAAGCATTAAACTGCATGGGCGTAAAATATCTACTATCATATATAGTGTCAGGACAATGATCATATACAGCGCACCATAGAGCAGTAGACCCTAACTCTTTAATTTGGTCTGTTCCTAAACTACCACCCCACTGAACAATATCAAAAGTTCGATTTTGACCACCTAAATCTTGAATAAATAATGACAATCCAGTAAAAAAGCTAGAAAATCCTCCACCAGCTATATTAGTTTTACTATATGCTAACATGCCGAGCATATTAGAAGTTTTTAGCTCTATCGCTCCTCCATTTGGCAATGAGAATGTACCTTTAGTACCAATTATTCCCATTACATTAGAGCTTTCATTAGTACTAGCATTTGGTAGTAACTCTGGACCACCGTCTGGAGTGTCGGCTCTAACTGGTGGACCAATAGTAGAAAAATCAACCCCATTTGACAACCTATTACAAAAAGATATTCTACCTTCTACTGATCCATCAGCCTCAAGCTGTGGCCTTGATGTTAATTCCATTCTAGTCCATGCTTTACCAAAAAAACCAGCATCTGCACTAAATCCAGCTTTGTTAGCACCTATAACAGTCAAGTTTGCTGCTAAGTTGGAATATCCACCGTTTATGGCTCTTTGTGATCCAAGACCTTCATTCTTTATGTAGGTATCAGACAAAGCTAATTCTACTGAGAGTGGAGTAAACTGTAGATTAGTAGAATCAGTTGGAGATAAAGCGTATACATCTTTCCCTCCAGATGCTTTGATCCAATCTCCCTTTATTGGATCCATCATGTATTTAATTAAACTGTCACAATAAGTAGATTTGGGAATCATAGCCAATACTAACTTTGACATTTGTAATGTTTGATTACGAGAAGAATTTAGTGCGATTTGTGCTGGCATATGATAAAAATATACATCTTTTAAATTAAACTTTCCTACTTGAACTGTATTTGTATATTGATTAAAATTGAGACTGCCGGGATCATATATCTTCATACTAGGATTAGCTGATGTTGCTGATTTGATATCTCTGGTTCTTGTAACACCGGCAGATGCATATCCGTTAGGAAAATACATACCCCAGCTTACAGGAACACTATTTGCTGCTACTCCAGTATCTGCATCATATATTTCAGTTCTTTTGATAACAGTATTTAATAATCTATTTGGACCAGCATTATTGCCTCCTAAGTCTTTAGTAATTATATCAGCATCATAAAATTGCATATAATTTAAACTAGGAAAATTATTTAAAGAGTAGGAAGTGAAATTATTAATTGCTGAGTCATTTATTCCACCCATATTTATTGATCCATTGCTATTCAGACTGTATTCAATTTTATCTGAATCGCCAGTGTAATATAAATTCAATAGTCTCAATCTACCTAAATCATTATTAGCTACATTATCAGTAAAAGATGTACTCGGTAGACTATCGTAAAATCGACTACGAACATGGTCTTGATAGTTAGATGGCTCAAGAAATCTAGTATCATTGTAGTTTCTAAAAAATCCCTTTGCATTTACTATATATTTTTGTATTTGTGACCATTCTATAGTTAACTTTTTAGCAACAGATGATCCATTTGTAAGTGGAACTGGCACCCAATCTCCGTTTATCTGGCTGGCCAAGCAAATTTCACCTTTAACATAAGATCGTGGACTTCTATTAACAAGAATAATTTTTTCTTTTTCAGATGTATTGCACCCCATTGAACACGGAACACATAAGTGTGGATTTCCTTTTTCTGTACTCATAACCATAGCAATGCCGCTATTAAATGGAGTTTTTAATGATTCGTTGTCAACATTGTCAACATTCAAAGGTAAATCGGCTAACGATACACCGGGAAGGTCATCTAAAAGTTTACAATATGTTTGAGTAGTTCCTGACTCCCACTCTCCAGTGCCTCTGTTAAAATGCATCCTTAATGGACCAGCAACAGTATTATTAGGATTTTTTATTCCACCAACATCTGGGGCAGAAAAAGCTCCCGGTCCAAGATTTTCACTTAAATTAAAAGCGTGTTGTCTTCCAGTTGCTGTCATCCCTACACCAGCAACAACTGGCGGCTGAAACGCTAAACTCCTGTTATTGCCATCACCCTTAGACTGTAAAAATAAACTTACTACACCACTTGAAGCTGTCGTTAAAATAGAATACCCATTAACATCAAAATTTATACATCCAGATAAACTGTTATTAATTTTAGACCATATGTATTTTATATTGTATGCTTCTAAACTGCCATCATCTTTTATCCAGCCCTTTTGAAATAAATCAAATTTTTCTTGAAATAATTGTAAAGTATTGTATACTGTTCCTCCACCCGTTCCGTTTGATCCGCTAGGAGTCCAAAAAATATTGTCTTCATCTGAACCAGAATTAGTAGTATATAAATATCGCTTGGTATCTTTTTCAAATCTATATATTATTAATGTGGCACTATCCCCAATGAGCTTTGGCTTGATGCTATCCAACCCGCCGCTCAAATACTCACTAATATCTGGATCATTTTCTTCTCTCCCGTTCTTGCGTCTTTTCCCAAATTTTTCTATACTATTTCTAGTGTATGAAGCTAATCCTATGTCATGCAATTTTTTATCAGATGTAACATAGTAATGATAATTTCTTACGCTAGATCCAGAACGTGAGTTAAAAAATTCTGTCATTTGTTTTTCCTTATCAAGTATTGTAGAATTCTTTTCTTGCTTCTTGATTGATGTTTAAAGTATTTGGCATATTAGGATTGAATTCTTGTGAATATGGACTAAATACTTCAGAGAATGATGCCCCGCCAGTTTTGTATGATCTGTTATTATAAAGAAGATTTCCCTTCTCGCCAGCAAAATGATTAATGGAGTCTAACAAAGCAGATTCAGACGTAGGTCCAACAGCTAGTGAGTGATCAACAACATTAACTGATTGACTATTTGGACTATCACCAAAATTACTTCCAAAATTTCCACCGCCAAGCACAGAAGAATATGACTGACTTTCATATTCATTAACAGAAGCCACTATGTAATTATTCATTTCTGGCATTCTTACCGGTGTTCCATTATTACCAAATAGGTTAATTGCTCCAATAGTATTAACGCTAGACTGAGATTTACCAAGACCTTTTCTAATCAGTGAGTTTCTTTCATCTCTTAATCTTTGACGCTCTCTACTAATTTTAGAAATCATATCTTGTTTTTGTTTTTGTAATTTTCCAAAACTTGCAGTATATAGATCCAACTTATAAGTTGTTCTTAGTCCAGCCTCAGATACATCTACAGATATATTTGTAACAAGTGGGCCACCATCTTCTAATGCCTGACAAAGTGACCTATCTGGAATTCCTGGGAAAGTAAAACCACCTCGCTCAGAGAACAACAATAAACTATTTGAAAATTGAGCTTGCAGCACACCAGCACTATTCATCAATTCATATCCAGCATAATTCCAAGGAGCTAGATTTTCATCTTTAATAAATTCTACTCTACCTCCAACATTTACGTATGCATTTCCTTGAGGGTCTACTTGAGAAGATATCCATGGGCCATAACATCTTTCGTTAGACATTAATGGTAGTACTACTAAGTCTGGATATACAGGAGATGGTGATGCCATTTGTATTTGATAAGGAAAACCAAATTGCATAGCATATTTTGCTTTTTTTGCTGCTAACCATGCCCGACTACTAACCTCTGATGAAAAAACTGGTAAATTTAATGCGTTACTTTGACCAGCCTCACTTGCATATGCAAGACTAGAAAACTCTGGTAATCCCTTTACAACGTCGATAGTAAGATAATGCTTGATACTCTTAGTATCTCCCTCTTGATTAATAGCATCCCTGAACCTTGCATCTTTGGTAGCAGATACTTTACTTGGTAAAGTAATCAATGCATATACAAATCTAGTATCTAAATCTTGTAATCTAGTGTTTACTATATGACTTTCTAATTCTTGAGAAAAAGGTCTATCATAATCTAGCCTATTTGCAGTACCATCTTGACTTGTTGTGGGAGAATAATTATATTCAATAAATCTAAAACTATCTACATAACATCCAGTACCGGGAATTAAATCAGATACACTAGTTCTAGAAGATCCAGCCTTCCATCCAGAACATGGAATGAAAATTTTTCGCGGTCTAGAAACCTTACTTCTTGATGTAGGAGCATTACCAAAAACTGCTATGTCCCTATTTATTAATTTTGGTGCCATGTATAATTTTTCTTCAACAGTACATTTTACAAATAAACATTGTTTGCTTGCTGAAGGATCGTTATCTCTTCGGTCTGCATCGGCAGTAGCGAATGACTCCCATCGATCTTCACCTGTATTTTCTAAAAATTCACAAAGATCTGGAACCATACCTCTTGGTGTAATAAGTTGCTGAGTAAAATCTTCAGCATTCATAGAATTTACTGCTAAGTGTTGACTATGATCAAATCTAACATATGCCGATAATCTACCATTTTCATCCAAAAAATTAGTAGCATCTTGTGGAATTAACAATTGATATACAGCTTTTGGTACAACAGAGTCTGGTAAGGATTGTAATTGAGCAACACTCAAAGTATTTGTATAAAGATCAAATGGAAAGTAACCGCCTAAATTGGTTGGAGTATAATTAAATTCATATTTATCAGCAACGGGATTAAAATTTACTCTTAATGCTCCAACGTATTTGTTTTGATTGTCATCAATTCCACTGGTCAGAAAAGAATTCATGGATCCTCGTCTATCTCCTCTGACAATTTCTTTAAATGCTTCAGAAAATTCTTCATTAATACCAGAAGTTACTGGTCTAGGTTTGAATCCAAATGGTCCAGTTGCATATTCTCCACCGGCTGCGTTACCATTCCATGCTATAGAGTCTTCATAATGTAAATTGACTTTGCTAGGAATTTTCACTAAGAATTTTTTACCTAAGTTATCATCCGCTACTTTTTTAATAAATTCATAAACTTTTAAAGCATTTTCTGTACCCTTTTTAGCTAAACGTGGCAAAACCGCTCCGATCCTATGTAGTCCATCTTCCACATTATTGAGTAAATCTAAGTTGGGAGGAGTTTGATTTAATGCATTTTTAATAGCATCATAATATGTTTTTTCTTGTTGAGATAGTTCGCCGTAATTTATTTGTTCTAGTTCTGCTAATTGTGTATTTCTAACATCATCCCAAGTATCAGCATCCGCACCTCTAATAGAAGCGGCACCTGTTATCATGCCTGTTATTCTAGATTGTAGCTTGGTTAACCCACCCTCTGGTATTCCAAGTTTTGTCATTCGTTTATAATATAATGGATATCCATATGGCGGATTGCAGGAGCTAGATGGTAAACCATCAGATCCAAATCGCAATCCACTTGGAGCATATGTATCAAAAACAGAACGAGGAACAGTAACTGCATAGTTACTGGCTATTGGTCGAGCGGGAACACCTCCAAAATTTGGAGTTTGACTAAGGGCAGCACCCTCAAATGTATCACCATCTTCTATAGATTCTAAATACGTATCATTATATTGTTGTAGAAAATTTTTCCAACACTCATAAGATACTGACGCGCATCGTAATTCCATCTCTGTAGCAACATAATATGCACCAACCCCTTTTACATTTAATCCAGTAGTATCTAATAGTATTTGTTGGTATGATCCCCAGCCCTTTGGTATACTAATTGCATTTTGTCCAAGCATACCATAATACGGCAAAACTTGTTGTTCGACCTGTTTTTCAAGTGTCCATTGTTTCCAATCGGCATCGTCGCCCTCACCGCCGCTACGTTTGCTTCTTGCATTTGCCATACCTCTATCTGTATTGGTAGAAAAACAATACATATCAACTTCTTGCGCACCAACTACAAATTTGTCAGTTGTTACATTGGACAATTCATATCCAACATCTTGATTTTCAACTAAAATACCAACACCAGACAGACTATCTATATAATTTTTAATAGCACCATATACAGGAGGAGATGATCGGTCTATGCTAGACAATCTGATGATACCAGCAATTAATTTGTTTGGATCCGAACTTTGATTGTTATATATATATTGACAAGCTGGATGATTTATAACCGGAAGCAAAGAAACAAATAAATCTCTACTAGCTACATCGCATACTTCTAAGGCTAAATCTAATAAATTGATTTGATCAAAATCTAAATAGTACATTGTAGGCAATGTGGGAAGTCCGCTGAAATCAACAACATAGTTATATCCTCTAAAATTGATAAGACCGCCATATCCCTTATTGATATATTCTTGAGGCAAAGTATATTCTAATGACATTAAAGCATTCATTCCCTGTACTAATCTGTAGAAGGGCATACCTTGCGGTCCTCTTCTGGACATACCAGTTCCAGTATATGGAAAGGACGGCTTAGAAGATCCAAACGCCGGAAATAATCCTTCGCTTTGACCAATCCAAGAATCCATTGGATCACTTGCGCTAATCGATCCGCTATATGTGACATAACCATTAGTTGGATTTACATATTTTTTTAACAAATTAAACCCACCAAAAGCTGAGTTTAATTGTCCAGAAAGTTCTGTAGAAAAATTATGCTCTAAAAATCCATAAACATTAAATATGTTTTTAGTATTGAATGTACTTCCAGCATAATTATTCAAGACTACCACGACATTAGATAAAATTTCTCTGGGGTCAGTAACTTGTACAGAATACAATGGATTTCCACCGGGACCACGGTTTTGAACATAAGATTGTAATATACCACCAAAGACTATATGACCAGAACCTCTGCCGGGACTAGTTACTGCATTATTAAAATCATATATTGTATTATTTTCTAAATTAACATATTGATTTGCAGCCAAAGATCTAAAACTATCTTTGTTAAATGATCCATTTGCAGTAATAGTAACTGCCTCTAATGTATTAGTATTATATATAGTATCAAAAGTGTACACGTAAGCTTCTTCTACAGTTGCAAAGTTAGATCCAAATTTAAAAAATACGGGGCTTCCAGCCATTGGAGGAACAAACCCATCACCATTTCCACTATGATAAACATCATCTCCTTGTCCTTGAGCGGTGTTGTCAGACTTGTTATATTCATCAACTACTAGGTCAACAGAAAGAGATGAGCTACTGTCTCCAAATCCACCATTCATGCTGAAATTTCTTATGGAAGCTCCTAAGAATGTTTGCTGCGGATAGCCTCTATCATAAGTCTTTGGTGTAGTTGCATCTAACGTCCAACCTCCACCACCTAAACCTTGCGGTATGACACTACCACTTTTACTAGGCCAAGATGTGCCATAAAATCCACTAGCTGGTATTATAGAAGAAATTTGACCATTATTTACAATACCAGCGTATGGTATAGGAACTGGGTTAGGATTACCATAAATACCAGATGTTAGTTCTGTTCTAGTCATGTTAAACCCTATACTGTCTACTATACATTTCAAATCTAAAAGAGGCTGTTATCAAAGAATTATATACATTAAATCTTGGGCTACTGCCCATAGAAACATTAGTTATACCAGCACCTCCTAATGCTGAACCAACAGCACCAGCACTTCCAATCGGTGCGTAATGTATATAGTCATTATACTCTTTAAAATCAGTAATCCCATTTACTCTAGATGCATACCCATTAGAAATTCCAACAGTCTCAAATGTCAAGCCATTAGGTGCTATTGGGCTAGGAGGTCGCGCAACAGACACCGCATCATAAGTAAGTCCATAGGTTACTCCTCGCATATCATTTGTTAATTGAGGAGATATACGACTATCGTTAGCATCTAATCCTTCTGATGGATTATTATTAATATTTTCTGAATCTGTTGGCATTATCTTCCTACCTCGTATGTCCAGTTGATTTGTAATGAATATCTTCCAGTACTTGGATCCCAACTTTCTGATGGCGGGCTAACAAAATATTTTCTTATTCCTGCTTCTTGTATAGGACTATAAGCATGTATAATAGAATTAATTTGAGTTTTAAATGGTTCATTTAAACTTGGTTTTGATAAAACTGATTGTTGCCTAATTCTATTAACAAGAGTTCCAGCACCAGATGTATAATATTTATCCATAACTAATTCAATACTTAAGTTTCGTTGATATTCTGTTCTTCCGCCTATATATTGTAAAACTGGACCGTGCTGTCTGCCAATGACCGGTATAACTGCAAATACATCGCCGGGGTAAGTATCGTTGCAAGTGATATTTTCCGACAAAGCCCCGCTAACAATATTTTGTAATCTAGTATCATATTCAATATCGTAAGTGATCTCTCCAGTAAATTGATTACTAGATAGTGATACGGATAATGGTATAAAGTTAAGAGGTAAATGTAAGACGGACTGTGCGCGACGGTACAAATAACAATTGGGGCCATAAGTACCACTGTTACTTATTTGATTCCATTTATAACGAGCATTTTCATGGGCAGTGTTTAGAGGGGCAACTCCAAATTGCGTCTGTGTGCTAGCATTGGATCCGCCATATTGAGTTGATCCAGCATGTACGCTAGATAATCCTTTGATGCTTCCATTGACAGTAACTTTATGTAAAGCACTATCATAACTTTTAGATACTCCCATATTAAAATTTTCATAAGCATTTCCACTAGACATTAACCAAGTATCATTGACAGTAATGGTTCCGGCAGTGGTATCTATTGATTCTGTTCGTAAATGATTATAACCTCCCCATATAGTTTTAGCAATATTTAAAAATCCGCTACCAAAATATGGACCTAAATTATATTCTGGAAATTGCTCATAACCAGTTGAATTATTTGTTGAAACATTATCATTATCTTTAAGTACAGTATTATAAATGTACTGTTTGGCTTGCTCCCAAGCTTCTCGCCGTTTGATTGGACCTGTACCGTTTTCAGTGTAATACATAGTACGACCAGTGGCCGTAATATTTCTTGTAACACGATAAGTTCTAAGAGATCCTATATGATTAGGTGGCAAAATTGTTGGATTAGCAACGTTAGTATTAGTAGTTCCATTTCCCTCTTCTACTTCCAAAGACCAGCTTTCACTATAATCTTCAATAAACCCGCTAGCATCTAAAGCATTTAGTAATGTCAAATTTCTGTCATTTGATCTTATTGGTATTCTACTTGAACCAGTTGGACTTATAGTAGAATTAGTAATACCATCTGATATAATTTTATTGCTATTATCTAACAAAACCTCTGCGCGTAAATTAATAGTATATTTGCAATTTGTGATATAAGCACCCTCTTCAAAAGATATAGACTGAACTGTTGGGTGAAATTTCAAAATTGGGGTATCTGTCATTGCGCTATCTGATTCCGGCCTATTACTAACAGGTAATAATTCGCAAAGTTGTCCATCTCTTTTAAATAATTCTCTAAGCATATTTTGCTTATGAATTATAGAACTCATAGCATTATCAAAATGAACTGCTTCAGTTGCCGGTCTAGCATAAGTTTGTTGGAATGCAGACTGTACCGTCGCTGGTGAATTGTGAGAAGTTGATCCACCGCCAATTATATAAAATGGGCTACCTTCATCTGGTAGAATAGTACCATTAAGAGTTATATCATAATAACTACCAAGCATACCGGCTTTATTTCTAATAACATTTTGAGTTATAGAAATAAGTGGAGTGGGTCTAATGAGACAGGGGGTAGATTCATCATAATAAACAGCTAGCATTATTTACCTCTTACACTTAAGTTAAGATTGTCGCTTGGACTTCCTATCCCGCTAGTATATAAGCCTAAAGATTCAAGTGCGGTTCCAGAAGAAACCTGTGCAAATAATGGCATACCGGATAGGCTAGAATCAGCATCCCCGGTTTTTACATCGCTATACAATCCTAATGTATTATACACATATGCTGAATTTTCGACACTTATAAGAAGGGGTAATTGAGAGCTTGGCGGTATGTGACCGCCGCTAATATGTAAGTTTAATGTATCATTTATTAGCTTACCATATTGATAATATCCATAAATTGATTCAATATATGGTCTATGAGAAATAAAGCCTTTTGTGGACGGGTCTTGCCCAGATACCTCTAGGAATATTTCACCTTTGCTATTTGTGATTACACTACCACTAGCATGATATCGTGTATTGTCACCAATATTAGTAAAGTATAATGATGCGAATGGATTACCATACTGATCTCTGTCACCAAAGACTTTTGCAGATATCCAAGCCCCACTATTTGGTATAGAAGGTCTTTGAGATTTAAGCATAATGTCCTTAGCATAAGTAGCACCAACATTTAGCATAGATCCAGATGCAAAATTGCATCCAGCTATTATGCAATAGTCGGCATCGCTTCTATATGGACGAGACAAGTATATGTCTCTTCCAAACCTTTCTCCGCTTCCCTTTGCGTAATTGTCTCCATCTGGATTATATGGATATGAAACCAATTTTTCTACTAACTTCCAAGATTGAGTTTTGTTTTCCCAATCTGTAATTTTATTTTCATATACATATATAGCACCAATGTTATTGATGTATGCATTATCTATGTTAAGCTGATCTCTTATTCCAGAATCTCCTAGATCATAAATAGATAATTGTGGTATATCAAACTGAGGGTTAAAATTTTTCCTAGCAAAAGCTCCATCGTCATAATAAAAATCGTAGTAATTACCATAACTATGATTTGGCGATCCTATTATAATAACGTCATTCTGCATATCAACTGAATGACCGAAATGGTCTGAATAAATTCCCACTCCACTAAGTTGTCCCATCAATGAATTAGGTCTAATCTTTTTAGTATTTTCCCATTTGTTTTCTGAAGATTTTTCAAACATGTATACTGCACCGGCACCACCATCTTGACCCAAACGCAGAGGGGTATTATCTCCCCAAGCATTTAATGATTCTGAATCAAAGGCAGAAAATGGAGATCCAATTAGTATTTTATTGCCACGGGCAGAAACAGAATATCCAAATAAATCTCCAACATAACCAGATGGGAACTTATCAAAATCTAGATAATCATAACCTTTGTCTTTTACTATAGCGGGAACTCCACCGCCAATAGTTGCATCAGCGTAAGAAACGCCATCAATAACTCCACTAATTCGTGAAGTAGTAGAATGATTAATTTGTTTAGGTAAAAATCCACTTATTGCATATAATTTTATCTCTTCTATCTTTTTTGGATCAGTTTCTCCATCCCATGGTAATGCTGCCCCAACAATATACTTAGGAATGTATTGAGATTCATAAGAATTTATTGGTGCTGATGGCAGATTTGGATAGTTACCAAAATTTTTATTAATGCCAAGATAAGGTGCTTTAGAATGATATTTATTTGGACTTCCACGTTCTGATGAAGTTAACTTGGTATATACATTAAATTGTCTACCAGCATTTTCTGAAAAGAATTCTGTTTCTGGATACAAGCTTCTAATAAATGAATATGTGTCTTGTGGAATAACATTATTTTCAGTAACATATCTGCCTTGTAAAATACTAGAGTCAGTTATGACTGTTATTCTAGATCTAGCAAATCCAGCATCAAAATCAGAAAAAATTTCTAATTCTTGTGCTACTACAACTGGACCATCTTCTATTAATTGATTTCCCAAAAACTCACATCCAGATTTACAATATTTTGTATTATCTGTACTAATTGTTCTAACAACTTCAACAATTTCACGACTTTCTTCTACTGGATCAGAAATTCTATAAAATGAAATTCCTACAGGCACATCAATGGTAGATACAACTGCTTTTTCATAAATAGGTATTAATACTCCCGAAATGCCGATTAATCTTACACTTTTTGGAGATTTATCATTTTTTAATCTAGGCATGACACATGAAACATAAATGTTTACATTATCAGTATTAGAGACTTGAAAATCTTGAAAGCATGTTCCGCCGCCACAATTTATTGTATTGAATGATGTATTAATAGTTTGAGATTCAAATAAACTTCTATTTTCATCCAGCTCATATATTCCAATTGTACCTAAATCTGGATATGTTCCGGTTGGAGTTACTGATGATTTATCTACATTAACAGTTAGAGCATGTGATTCGGCGGGATCTTGAGAGTCTGTAGTAACAAATAATCTATATCCAGATCCCGGCAGTACTGGTACATTTATTTTTACAATACCGGCATTAATATCCCAGTTATCATTGTTGTATTCTTTTGGAATTTCATCATAAACAGGATAATCTATATATGCTAGCGGAACAGCACCATCATTTAATTTGAATGGATAAAATGATCCATTACCAGAAAAATAATTTATTTTCTTGTTTTTAACATTACTAAAGTATTGACCACCTATTTGATGATTTTGATTTATTGAAAAAGAACCAAAGCCAGATAGTGGATATTCTCCATTATACTTTTGCAATAATTCCAAATTTATACCTAACTTCTCTAGGAATGTCTTTGTTTGAATAATACTAGATATTGTATTATCGCAAGTAATTATCAATCTTCTATTTCCCAATAATAACCAAAGAGATAGATTATCAATTTGCGAGTTAGAAGGTTGAGAAATTAAGTTTGGTAACCATGCGACGTTATAAGTGCTATCTAAAACATTAACATTATATGTAATATTATTATCTGCACCTAAAGCATCTTTTAACAAAGAATTGCTATATGCATCATAAAAAGACTCCCATCCATTCCAATTCAACTGCGCTATATATGATCGTCCAAATACAGTTTTAGAAAAAGAAATTAAATTTTGATAGAATAAGATGTTTTCATCATTTGATCCCTGTTTTAATTGAGACTCTATAACAAGACTAGGTATGATATCAATTTTAGAAGTTGGTTGATTTTTGTAAGAGTATTCTAAAGCAAAATATGATTTATCTGAAATTTCTTCTCTAGACAAATATGGTGTAATATCAATTTTCGGAGAACCTTTAGCTTGTAAAACACCGCCAAGTTCGTCTGTTGGAATATAAAATAAAGGAGTATTGGTTCTGTTATTAATATTGTATAAAATGCTGTTATAGTCATGACCAACCCTGCTGCCAGAACTAAAAGCGAAGTTAAGCTCTTCACTCATAGGAGAACCAAATTCATAATAGTTATTAGAACCTGCTGTAATTGTATCGTAGACAATACGTGTTCCAGAAACCGCAGGTATGGCTGGATATATAATTTCTTGTTTTACTTTTTCAGCTGCTACTAGTATTGGTATCGGTTCAAAATTTTTAGTTGGTTTTGGTTCAAAGGCTACATCCCCACAGGCTGGAGTATATGATCCAAATATTAAAGGCCAATTATAACCATATATTAATAATCCACCATTTGTACAACAAGAAGCATTCCATTCTGCCCTTAAGTCTCCGTAATTTTTTAATGGCATCTGACATTTGGTTTGTATTTGTATTTTTGTTTGATCAATTGAACAATCATCAACTTCTTTGCAGGGCATTTCTTCAAAGTATGGATAATATATTTTGATGTCAGCAACACCACTACCTCTAACTGGAGATCTTGTTACATAAGTACTTGTTAATCCTTGTGGAGTAAAAGATGGAACAATATTGTTAAATGAAGAGTATCCACTTGGAAGTGATTCATATTCATTTCTAGCTGGAACAATTCTCATTCTAGATTGTAATTTAGATAACAAATCATTTAAGATGTTGTTTGATTGAGAATATATTCCATTGGCTTCCCACCTTGGATCATTTCCAACCAATACTAAATTTCTGTCTCCAAGTGCTAACCAATTTTTAATCTTATCCAAGATTTCTTCACTAAGAGCGGAAACCGCTGGCGTTATTATAAAGATCAATCCAGCATCCTGCGGAATTTCAGAATCATCGAATTGAGTTTTTACATAATTTTTGTCAGAAAAAATTTGAGCTAAATAATTAAAGTGTCCAGAATCTGCCGTGTTTGAACTAATATTCTCATGTAAATTTCCAAACTTACCATACTCAATAGCTTTGTTATGAGGATAATATTTTCTAGATTCAAATACGTGTACTGACCCTGTATACAAACTTGCTGACCAAGATGGATGAATTCTACCAGCGGGAATTCCTTCGGATCCTAGATATCTAGCTTGTAAAGTCTTTCCATTTGGTGCATGTCCATCTGTATTATAATAAACATCTGCATTGTTATGAAAATTAAGACTATCCGTTGGTGCGCCAGCTACTACTACTGTGCCATTTTCATTGGTGTCTACACTATAACCTAGTCTAGAAGTTGGTGCGTGTTCTTGTGCGACAAATGACCAGCCACCAGCCGGTTGCATATTGCTATAATCAAATGTATATATATTTTGATATTCTTCTACATTATTATCTAATCTAGCTTGAAATTTGTCTTCTGGATCTAATGATAGATATAGAGCTTTTTTGTCTTCTAATAATTGAGGCTTACTGTAATATGCCGCAAGCTGTTTAGAATACTTGTCTGACCTTTTAGATGCAACCCAATCAGCAATTTGATAGTTGTAAAAGTAATTACGCGCTTCGTAATTCCTTTCATACATCATGACTGCTTGATTGATATATGGAGAACCAATTACTACAAGTTCGCCGTCATCACTTATACTAACTGCGTGTCCAAATCTATCATTGTAATCTCTTGTTACATTGGGAGAAGAAATTGCTTGAATTAAATTCCATGATCCACTTTCTTTTTCAAAAATATATACTTTTCCACCACTGTCTGGTGGGATGTTAAAATTTTTGTCATACTTGTTAAATGTTCCGACATTATTAGAGAAAAATCTTACTTGATTACTTTCAACTAATCGTCCAGTATCTAGAACTTCACCTAAAATCAATTTGGACATGTCTATCCAATCAGTATCGCCTTCTGTCAAATATTCATATACTATTCCAGATGATTGAACGCCATAAAAGTCTTTTAACCCACTAGCAAAACTATATTTCTGATAAAAGTCAATGAATCTATCTAATGCTGGCTCTAAGGCTTCTCTACCACCCATTGAAAAACTTCCATCGATACAAATACCTAGCATCGGTGGAATCCCACTATTTATACTATTGTTGTAAGGAAAAGCTTCCAAAAATGAAGAAGTAATTCCACTCAATGTTCCATTAATAGAGGACTCTGATAATGGGTATCCAAAGTTTTTACTTATACGTTTTAATGTAATAAAATCCGGTTTTTCTGGAAAGACGGGATCAGATTCGTCAGAGTTAGCGGTTGGTACGCAAACAATAATTTTGACATCAAACTCTACTCTAGGATCAGAAAAATAGTTGAATACCAAATCTTTATTAGCTATGCTAGACAAAATATTTTCATATGTTTTTACTTTCCAAGGCGCACCGGGTGATGGGTCCGGTAAAATATAACTAAACTCGTCAGTAAAAATCATCAAACCAATAGATACTTTAGATGGTGGATCATCTTCAAAAGTTCTTGTCCATCTTGCACCAACTCCACCAACTACCAATATTTCTTGTTTATCTTCTCCTAAAGATTTTATATTTTCATTTACAGAGAGATCTACAGAATGTCCAAACTGTCTTCCGTCCTGACCCACAAACCATGATGTTTGTACACCAGTGAAATCAGACGGCAACCCATTGATAAAAATATTTGACTCTATCGCATAATCACCTAGCAATCCAGATGGTAAAGTTAATTCTGTCTCAAGACTCCATTCTGACTTATAATTATCAAGCGGCCAATCAACAGTAGATGGTCTGGCATCTCTTCTATACAAGAATACTTTGCCAGCTTCTTCATATGTGGTAGATCCAGATGTAACTGGCATCTTTGGACATCCAATAGCTAACAAATCATTTTTAGACGCGACAGATTTACCATATTCTCCACCGGCAAAAACGTTATCAACTAATCTAAATCCACTATAATCATTGCTGATTTCGTCAGTTTCGTTTTTATTGTACTCTACTTCTAGAATTTCTGTTGGAATCTTTATAGCGTTTGAAGATCCAGATTTACCTGTTATATTAACGACGTAGGGCAAGTTGGGAGCCAAGCCAGTATATTTTCTTATACCGTAAAAATGACCACTATATGGCATAGGATCAAAAACAACTGAGTCATATGTGCTTTCAGTTACAAAAGAAATATTATTTTCCGTAGTAATTATATTTTGATTTTCCGCCGCTATGTACTGCAATGAGTTACTATCTATAGTATGCTTAAATGATCCACTAGGAAATGTAAGATTGGTATAAGTATTTTTAGCTCTAAATACGCCACCGTCTACACATATCTCTGGATAATACCACTTAATTCCATGAATATCTACTATGGCTTCTGTGCAATAACTCATTTTTTACAGTCTCCGTAACATGCTAAATTAACTCCTCTTATATTATCATCAGCATCGACATATGCATAGACATTATCTACAGATGTTATACCCTGACCAATGTTATCACTATCCCATTTTATTGTAGCACTTTTAGAGGCTAAATTGTCGGAGATAGGATAATTTAATGTCACCAGCGGCAAATTTCCAGAAATGTTAGTTTTAACCGGATCGAAACTAGATAAGAATAAATTAAATGAGTTAGATGTATTCCCAATAAATTGTTGATCATTATAAATATGCAATGACATAACCGAAGATGGGTATGCATTAATTGATCTATTTATTCCGCGTACACGTAAATTTAGTATATTATCAGCTGGTTGATAACCTTCCGGTCCTAAATTACAAAGATTTAAATAGTCATTTGAATTAAATGCCATGCCAGACACATAGAGTGGCATAACAGTTTCATTCATAAGTTGCCCACTGACATTAAGACCTAGACCCCTAAATGGTAGAGATCCAAACATGCCAGTAAAAACTTGTTCACTACTGTCAATAGAACCATTGCCAATAGTATATAGACTCAATATCTCTGGCGGCGTAAAATATCCACTGCTACTATTGTCAACGAATAAGTTCAAACCACTATTATGTATGCCGGTTGGTCCATGGCCAGTAACAAATAAATTGAGTGGCGGAAACCCACTAACAGGTGGGCCATTTTCTGGTGTGAATAGATTTAAAGTATTAAATTGATAATAATATCCACTTGTATATAAGAACAAAGTTCCACTAGTGTGGCCATCAAGATAAATTGCATTGTTTGCTCTAATATTAGTATTATGAATTTTGACTTTAGATTTATAAGGCGAACCAGATGGGTAAACAAGATCATATTGTAAGAACATCTGATTGACATCATTTAAGAGATACTTATCTCTGAATTCATTAAAATATGATTCACTATCAAATGTAGCCCAAGGTTCAGATTTATCTAAAATATCATTGAATGTTAATTTACTAGTAATTTTTCTTATACACCCAGATGGTTCAAGATAATGAATAGATCTGTTTACCAATCCAAGAGATTTACTTGGACGTTCTTGTGATTCTTGAGTTGGCGCATAAATACTTACAATAAATTTAGGACCAACTTTTCCATTTGGCCAAATAATATCATTATTAGTATGATGCTCTAATACAGTATCAACACAAAGAGAGTCTTCTCTAAAGTCATAACCCTTTGGTAAATTTTTAGATATACGCGGAGCTAACCCGTAAAATCTTGATTGATCTTCAGATGGAATATCAGATATGTCGAATCTCAAAAAATCATTTTCTATCTGAGTATGATAAGATACACCAGATAAATGTATGTTGGATGGTAAGGTTTTATTTGTTAACTGAGAATATCCAGAACCCGGATGGTCTAGACTAAACGTAATATAATCTTTTCCTTCTCGCTTTGTGTAGGAATCAAAATCTGATGAAAAACTACATATCTTAAACGCACCAAGCTTCCATCTAGATATATCATCATCTATATTAGATGCTAATACACTATAAGAATCAAAGAAATCATTTGCAGTAATTTGATTTAAAAATCTATTAGGATTAGAATCTACTATATGACAACCACTTGAATAACCAATTTCATGCAAAAACATTGGTATAGATCCAAGTGATGTAAAATAATTAGAATATCCAAAGAAATTGTTTGTACTGCTACTATATGAATTAATAGTTACTTCACCTCTAAATCGATCAAATGGTTTTATCAATTGATTGTCGGTGTATAATTTGAATTTTTTAGTGGCACTGTTATAAGTTATCAATATTGGGAGCGGGAAAGAATATTGTGAAATTTTGATTGTATCAACTATTGTAGATATTGTGGAGTTGGTATTTTTTACTTTTAGTGTTAAGTTTTCATTCTCTACAACTATTGCAATAGACCAATCTCCATCTTCGCAGCACATTATTAAATGATTGTTTAGCTCACCGCTCGATACTTTGTCGGGAGTATATCGAAAGAATAATACAAAATCATTATTTGAGCTAGTCAAAAAATTGGTATTTACATAATCGTTTCCAATACGCAAAGCTCTATCAAAATTATCATATACACTGTTGTTCCAAGATAATGATGAATAATCTGTTGTAATACCATCAATTAGCTGCTGAGAAGAATATCTCCATCCAAAATTACTTAATATATCTAAATCATCGTTTATAGATGCCCCTACCGCTACTTTATTATGATCATATATATTTTGACCATCGCAGTTTGTAAAATCTATGTAAGAATTTAAAAATAAAGCGTCAGACTGCTGATGATTAAAAGAGAAATCAAATCTTTCACGGTCAAAATCTCCTCCAACAAATATATCTCCAGTATGACCTCTCCACCTTCTGGCAAAATTGGTAGATAAGTAACTAGGAGATGAGAATCCAACTACTAATCCGCTAGGCTGTTCGTTGCTTGATATTGTGCCGCTTCCATCTGGTAGTAGTGTTATTATTTTTTGTACAGCATTTCGGTTAGATGGACTACCTAAAGTATGAAGATGTAGAGCATTGGCTGGTTTGTAATATAAGATCAAACTAACATGAGCTATAGAAGCCCCGCTAGGTATCGGACATATATCTATATATAGATTTTCAAAATACGGACTTAAAGAATATTTATTGTATCCTAATTTATTTGGGTCAGAATATATATCTAATGGTATTATATATTCTTTAAATGATGTACTGTCTACTAAGATTGAAGTATTTAGTACGTAGTGATCACCCAGCGAAGATATATCATTCAAGAAAAACTCACTGCCATCAGATATACTACTGCTAGAAATACTCAAGTTAGGTTTTTTAAAACCAGATACATCTGGAATACTACTTGAGATTGTGGGTAAAGATCCACTATTTTGTAAGAATCCACCAATGGCTGGAGTGACATATAATAACTTATCGTCACTATATCCAACTATGTCGATTGGATAATCAGAATTACTAGGGTGCTTGCGGGCTATAACTTTTAACTCAGCATAGTCTACTTCAAAGTAGTCTTGATATTGATACTGTTGTTTTGTAGCATCGTCAAAGACTTTATTTCCACCAAAATTAAATGCACCGCCAGCATATACGTTTAATTCATCGCGATCCGTATCAAATTTAAGAATTAATCTACCGCTGTCAACATTTGGTAATGACCCGCTGAGACTGATATAATCTCCATAATCCGTATTTACATGTCTAATTTTTTGCAACAGCGTATTAGATGACAATACATCTTGATTACTGTGTTCATAATCTGGCGTTCTCCATACGCTACTAGCCTCTGGATATATACCATTGTTAAACTCATTCGTAAACAATGTATTTGGTAATATTATTTTTTTAATTCTTTCAGACTTGTCCCGAACTTTTACAAAGCAGTTCAATGCATTGTCTTTTCGAACTCCAACACCTCCACTATTTCCAATCTCAATAGCAGAAATAAGCAATGCATTGTATGGATTTGGACTAGGGGCATCTTTGATACATAGTTGCTCGTAACCCAAATTAAATCGATCATCAAATGGACGCTGTGGACAATCTACAGATACACTAAAGTTGCATGTATATGGTTTATTTTCTAAAAATAGTGGACTGCCAGAATCCATGTATGGATAACCAGAACTCCATGTCGTTTGATTCACTTTATTTATATTAGCTTGTGATATATATGTAGTAAAGTTATTATCACCTTCTACAAATATATCATCATACTTAATGATCAAATTGCCGCTTGGATCATTAAGAGTAATATCATATATTTTGTATCTCTGAGGTCTTCTCAATAAATAATTGTCAAATGGTGCATATGCCCTTAAAGCGAAATAGCTAAACTTGGGATTAGCAAGTGGATATGTTACTCTAAATTTGTATTCTAAATCTCCAGACGCAAGAGCTTGATTAAGAAATACAAAACTTCTAGCATCATCAGATGTTAAAAATCCATTGGAATTATTATCAGTGTAATTACCCGCAAAAATTCCTTCATCAATACTTGTATATATATTGGTAGATTGAGCTTGTGAATTGCTTATATTGACGTTGGTATCAGTAAACTTATTTTTAAATGATATGTCACCAATAGGATATAGCTTAGATGATGCTTGAAAAGATAATTTACTTCCACTAAATTTATCAGTTTTTGTAGTTTGAAAATTACTAGAGGACAAAAATCTATTATTTACGCCAAGTGTGGCAGATGTTGACCCGAGAATTTTACCAACAGCGGATTCATATAAGTCTTCCTTTGGAGAGAAATTAACATTCTCATGAGCCACTACTTTTCCAACACTAGTTAATGCTTGAGTAAGATTTCTAAATATTGAAGCAGAAGAAGAAACTTTAGCAGATGAAGATATACGGCAAGAAAAGCCATGATTGAATGGAGATATATTAGCAGATATTTTACTATCTGATTGTAAGATAATATTAGTATTTATATTACAAACTGAGCAACTCATTTATGATCCTAATACTGAACTATTTCTTTTAAGTGATCCACCTTGAGAATCCTTGAACTCTCTTTCTATTGCTGCTAATATGTCTTTTCTAGTATCTTCTTTGAGCATTTTTAACAATCCAGAACTATCATTAATATTTACATTGACATTTGAATTAGAACTTAATGTGATATTAATACCTTTAAGTTTATCGACGGCTTCAGATATTTGTGATCCAAAAGAAGTAGCAAATTTAGATAATCCATCAGTTATACCCGCAAACATTCCAGCAAAAGAACCACCACCTTGAGGTTGACCTCCATCTCTGAAGTATTGAACCATTCCGCCCTTTGCCATTCCAACTGCTTGCCCAGCGGCTGGTGGAGGAGAAGAGTTACCATTCATTGCTTGTAAAATTTGCAAGTTATTATCACGTTGAACAGCGGCGCGATTAACCACAAATTCACCCGGAGTTAACATTGCTGGCACAGTGTCCGTTCCGCGAGGAACGAAGATACCACGACTTGCATAAATTAATCCGCCGCGAGACTTGAATTCGGCAGCACTCTTATTTTCAGAAGCCAACCCTTCTTCTGCTTTTGCTCTTCCTCTTGCCATAGTTTCATCAAACTTAACTTGCGCTGCTGTTACATTCATTGTAGCAGTTGTGACTTGCATTTCTGCCATTTCTGTTCCAAGTTGCCCAGTTTCTCCTAGCATACCGCCAAGTTCTCTTAATCTAGATTTACTTGCTTCTTCTTCTGCTGTAGTACCGGCCATAACTTGTGCTGCTCTCATATCAGTTACACCTCTGGCTGATAGTGCAGCACCGGCAGCACTTTCTACTAATCCACCGGCACCACCAAGTTGTTGACCATATAATTCTTGAACACCGGCTTCTTGCTGACGTTGAATATCTTGATATGCCATGCCTAAAGCGTCAGCACCATAATAATTTTGTAGACGAGTATCTCCACTAGCAATTGCGGCTGTAGCACCAACAGCTGATTGCTTCTTGAAAAATTCTTCTACATCTCCCTTAATTAAAGATTCCATAGATTCTTTCTCAAGTTTATTCTTTTCTTGGGTAATCTTTAATTGTTCTTCTTCTAATTTAATCAATCCTCTAATTGTTTCTATTTGTGTCTTGTATGCTTTCTCTAAGTCTTTTTGTGACTCATCAGCGACTACACCGGCAGTTCTATCCATACCACCACGTTCAGTCCTACGGGCTTCGACGTTAGCAAATCCGCCTCTAATTTCTGCATTTCTAGCTCTTAATTCTTGAATACTACCAGTTCTCATAGCCGTCAAACCAAGACGATTGCCCTCTACGTTAGACTTACCAAGAATATTAGCCCGTCTTTCTTCAGCACTTACAGCTTTACCGCCATACTTGGCTTGTACTTCTCTTCCTTCTAAAGTTAAATCTAGTGCTTCTTGTTGAGCAGCAACTAAATTACGTTCAGCATCAATTCTCTTTTTTGTAAAATCTATAAGTACCTGTTCGGCTCTAGCTCTATCTTGCTCAATTTTCTGAAGATCTTCAAACATTTTTTTCTGTACTTCAGTTAATTTATTGCCAAAAACGCTTAAATCTCCAGCAATAATTTGGTCAACATCAGTATCGCTTAAATCCATTCCTCCGATTGCCGCTTTAAGACTCTTTGCGCCTTCTTCATCCATCCCTTTTGTAAGTTCATCAGCAAACTTTTTCTTTATTTCATCAGAACTTAGACCCTTGAAATCTGCTTCGGCCATTGAATTTTTAATATTATCAAAGGCTTTGTTGTAATTTTGTTGAGCAGATGTAAATGCTGCCACATTACCTTCAAATTTCTTAATATATTCTTCACCAACACCAAATTCGCGTAAGTTAGAAGATACATTACTAACTGCATCTTTAATTTCATTTGGATCCATAGCTTGTGCGGCACTACTCATTGACTGCTGTAAAAATTCAATATCACTGCCAAGTGTAGATCCGCCTACCTCAAATCCAGCAGAAAATCTATCCATCGTAGCTGATAGTGCGGATGATGTTGCCGTTGCTGAACGTAATCCTAAATTCATAGCATCATACAATTCTTTCTGACGCTTGACTTCCTTTTCAATATTTTCTATTTCTTTGTTAACTTGTTTAAGTTGTGCTTCCATCTGTGATGCTGCTGCAAATGCGGCTTTTGCTCCAGCCTCATCGCCAGAAGACTGTAGTTGATTACCTAATAATCTTTGTTCACTAATTTGTTTCTGTAACCCATTAGTTGCCTCTGCTCTAACAGCATTTATATTTTTTCCTCTAGCTACGCCAGATCTAATAGCAGCTTGTCGGGCTGGACTTTCAATATTGAATGCTTCTTGTTGTTGTTTTGCGGCATTATTTATTTGATCTGCACTTTCTTTTCCTAGTCGCGCATTACGCGCTCCAGTAGTCTCCATAAATGGATTTAAACCACCTAAAGCTCCAACATTTCTTAGGAAACCACTGTCACTATAAGCATTGGATCTATTTTTTAAATTTTCAGTAGCGAAAGTATTTGCTCGTCCCATTTGAGCATTTGCTTCTCCTGTTTTAGCTCTAATTTTCGCAAGAGCTTCAGAAGCAGAAATGGTGCCATTTTTAAAATCATCCATAGCGGTAGCTGCAACTTTTTGAGCTTCATCTAAAGCTTTTTGAGTTTTAACCGCACCGGCTTGAGCCGCAGCTAAAGCCACGGCACTATCAGTTGTTGTTAAAAATGACGATGATACTCCTAAAATTCCAACTCCTAAACCAACAAGTCCACCAATCACTGTACCTATTACTGGAATAAAACTACCAATAGCGGCACCAGCTGCTGTTGCTGCTAATACTCCACCAATCGCTCCAGAGCCTTGTTGAAAATCTGCCTTTTCGCGGGCAGCTGTTTTAGCCCCCTCTACATCTCCCGACTCTATAGATTGTTTTAATCTTCCGTCAAAATTATAAATACTTTCTGCAATGACATTAAAGGCTTGTTGAGCAAGATATGCCCCTCCAGCAACAGCTAATAATGGTCCAGCTATTTTAGATATTGCATTAACAGTTTTCATAATGCCAACAGTTGCGTCCCTACCAAATCCTAAGCCTTGAGCAGCACTGATGACAGCTTTTTTGCCGCCAGTACCAAGGCCACCACCACCTAAAAATTTCATTACGCTCTGAGCTTTTAGCTCTACGCCAAATGCTTGTAAAGCAAAAGCTACTCCAGCCACTGTAGTAACCAATCCCAATAAAGAATGAGACATTGTAGTCAAAGCGGATGAGTTTTCATCAAGTGGCGGAAGCATAGCTTGTAATGATGCAGTAACCATTGATATAGCTATAGCTGCACCGCCAACGTCTGATGGCATCATGCTACCTAATCCGCCAGATCTCTGAGATTGTCTTTCCTTATTTGCAGTTCTTGCTCTAGCAAATTCATTTTCTCTAGCTGATATTGCATCTGCTTTTTGTTTTTGTAGTTGATTCCAGCTATCAGCGCGACTATTAGCGCGAGTGTCACTATCTTTAAAATTGGATTGTGTTCCACCTTGTAAAGTATCTTTTGTGAGTTGACTAGCAGCTTGTTTGTTGGATTTAGCTTGTTGTATCAAGGCATTTTGTTTATCCATCAACTGAGTTTGTTTTTCTATAGTTGCTTGATGTTTTTTCTGTATACCCTCAAATTTTTGTTCTTCAGCCAAAGCCCTTTGATCTACTTCAATTCGCTTGGACTCAGCATCCATTTTCATCTGAACAATTCTATTGGCAGCTGTTCCAGTTGCAGCAGCTTTTCCTTGTTGTGTTGCTAATTTTGCCAGAGCTTGATCATAAGCACTTATTCTTGCATCCAAAGCGGCAGATTCTTGATATAAACCATCCGTTACTTGCTTTTGTTTTTCTAGCGAAGTAGACAATACTTTAGAATAACTACCAGTTTTCTTGATTTCTTGTGCTGTAGCAGCAATTTCACGTTGAATTTCCCCATTATCAGCTAATCCAGAAATTTTAGATTTAACATTACTTGATGTTACTGCGCCACCAGCTTTATTAGTCGTAGTTGCTGTTGCAGCAGTTGCTGCCGCAGAAGATGCTGGAGAAGTTGCTGAAGATGAAGCTGTTTCACTTGCTGTAGTACCAATTGCTTTTGCGCCCGAAGTCAAAGCATCAACATAATCTTGCATACGTATTTGAATTACAGCACTTGATGCTCCCTGCTTCAACATTTGTGTTACAAGTTGTGAATATGCCGAAGATAATTGAGCGGCTTGCTTAAAAGATAAATTATTAGCATTTGCATAATCTACTAATGATTTACTTAAATCTGGAGTAACGGCTTTTAATACTTGGAATTGTTTACGGCCCTCTTCAACACTAACATCCATAACGGAAAAAGTACCAGTTAATTTACTGATTATTTTATTCAATACTGTAGGAGCTTTTATATCAAAGCCGGGAATATTTGAGTCGCTAACAATTGATTTTGCCCCAGTTCCAGAAGTTCCAGCGGCAAAACGCTGAACAACTCCACCCTTGGCGTATTTACCAACTTTATTCATACGATTTAAATTACCGTATCCTATATTTTGTGCAGATGATCTGTTAACAACAAATTCACCGGGAGTTAATAGGGCCGGAACGGTATCAGTACCAACTCCACCACCAGCAGCAAACTTAGAGATAGGACCACCAAAAAACTTTTTCTTTACATTGATACCAGCTAAAACACCGTTATTGATTGAGTTTACAATCTTACTAGATATACTACCGCTTCCCATATCTCCATCGATAATCTTACTGGAGTATGAGGCTTTAGCATCAGCTTGTCTTAATTTACCTATAGCTCCAGCATTACCAAATAATGCCGCCAATCTCTGTCTATTTCCTTGTAAAGAAGACGCAGGAAAATCGAATACAGCATTACCAGAAGCTGGTCTAGCACCAGTTAAAGCATCGATTACACCTTCATATAAATACCCGGAAGTAGTTCTTATGGCACCTGCATCAGATTGAATTCTTTTTGCTGCTGCCGATAACAGTGCATCATTACTATCAACTGGTGGAATGTCTAATAACTTTTTAGACGAAACTTCATTAGCTACGGATGCAACCGCTTCAGATAGTTTAGTTTTTACATTGTTCTGAATAATTTGACTTAAAGAGCCAGACTTTATATCTCCAATAGATGGATAAAATGTTTGTATGTTTCCAGCTTCTAAAATTCCTTTGGCAAAAAATGTATCTGATTTACCAGCCATTTTGTCGCCTTTGTTTTTATACGGCTTAACTCCAGCTAATGATAACAATTCAGAATTTGTTATATTAAAACTTTTACTTTTAAATGGTTTTAAACCATCTGGAGTGCCTTCTTTATTCATAAAGAATGCGCCAATACTTCCATCAGCTACAGAAAATCTTAATTCATCTTTATCTCGACCAGATGTATATTTTGCTTTTTTATCTTTTTTTCCAAGAGATTGTGTTTTTTGTGGACCTCTAGCCATAGCCAGCTTCTGAGCCGTGGTCATAGGTCCACCATTTTCATAACGATTTTCATTCATCGCAGCAAGAGTACCAGCACCCATCTTATTAACGCTACTCTTGCGTATAACAAATTCACCCGGAGCTAGCATCGCTGGAACAGTATCTCCATTACCAGAACCGGGAACTAGACCACCCCTAGCAAAACCAAGAACTTTACCACCTTTATTATAAGCTCTACCAGAAGTGGCACCGCTCATCATTCCGCCCAAGAAACCTCCCATACCCTTCACTAATTTAAAAGCCGCCAAAGCTGCTAACATTGGAAGCAATGGCTTAATAGAGTCACCAATCTTTATGAGGGCAGATGCTAAACTAAGAGCAGTATTAGCCATTACTTGAAAAGTAGATGTTTCAGTAACACTACGAATAAGTGCCAAAAACTCTTCTTTGACTTTCATAATTCTAATAGCTAATGCCGCTTGTGCTGATGCAGCATCATTAGTCAAAGAATCACCGGCTTTCATAGCAACATTTAACGCGGACTGAGCGGTAGAAAATTGCTGTAAAAGTGGAAGAACTTTACCAATTTGTCTGAATCCACCAAGCTCTTCAGCTATACTAATAAAAGTAAGATCACCTTCTCCAAGTCCACTTAGGGCTTCACTTAGTCGTTTAATAGCCTCATATGGACCAACAAATTTACCGTCTAAGTCAGTAAGTTCAACACCAAATTGTTTTAAGAACTCAATAGTCTTGGGTCGTTGAATACGTGTAAAGATAGTACGCAAACCTGTACCAATACTTTCGGCACTTTCTCGCGTTGTGGCTCTTACGCTTGTAAATAATGCTAATAGTTCATTTAGATTACCACCAGAAGCTTTAAACACACCACCAGTTCTACGAACAACGTCAATTAAGTCACTAGCTTCTACAGCGAATGCACCAGCAACAGCATTAATAGAACCAAGCTGCTGTTCTAAAGCTCCAACTCCCTGCTGGAATTGTGCTAAGATAGCAATGGCACCTTCGGCAGTTTCTGTGATACTATCAAAGTTAGGGGCAAGTGCCGCTTTTGCTAGTGTCTTTAGTGCAATAGATGTATCTTCAGCGGTCAAACCAGCCTGTGCTAAGACTGTAGAAACTTCTAACAAATCAGAAGATGCTACACCAAAACCAGTAGACAGACTAGTAATTTGCTTTGTTAATCCGCGAAGCTGACCAACACTTTTACCAGTAACTTGAGAGACTTTAATTAACTGTCTTTCAAAATCAATAGCACTATTAACAGCACTATTGAGAGTACTAGTAAATAAACCAACTGCTCTTGTGGCTACAGAAAAAGCAGCAAAACGCCTAATGGACAAAGCAAATGCCTTGCCCATGCGTTCTGCTGCCGTTGTTGCTTGATTAACCTGTTGAGTTACTTGCTGTAATTGACGCTGTGCTTGTGGGCTATTCTGAATTTGTACATTAACATTTACACCCTGTAACTGGCTCTGAATTTGTTGTACAACTTGCCTAACGTTATTTGGAGCTTGTAACTGTAATTGTGCGGTCAGTACGAATCTTGACATAATTCTCCTTTACTGATGCCACACAACTCTATCTCATTCACTATCCGTTGCTGTTGACTTCTTTTTCTTGGATGTTGGTTTTTCGGCTTCTTCTGTTTCTTCTGGCTTAATTTCCTTATCTTGGTCATCTACATAAACAACGCTCGGAATATAATTACCATTTTCGTCAAGAACATTACCATCTTTATCTACTCGCTTACCATCTTCGTTGAGCCAGTATCCGTTCTTGTCTATTCTGCGACCTTGAGTATCTACAGTTTCGCCCTTGTCATTAACTAGACTTAAATCCTCGTTGACAAAGTGGAACATTTTAAGGAATTTATTTTCCGGCTGCTTTGCCTCAAAGTCCTTATCTACAGCGTACATCATACCCGCAAGTGCTGATGCAGCACTAAAAGCTATCTGATCGTCAGACCTTTCTTTATAATCATCTAAACTGTTATACACTTTCTGACCATTTTCATAAAAGGCAGAATGTGCTACTAGATAGTCAAATCTGACATTATCTGAGATGGATTCTGCGGTGTTTTGCTCAAGGCTCATTTTCTCTGCAATTAAGTCTCTAAGCTCATTTCGCTTAATTCTCATCTGAATAGCAATATCCTTGCCTTCTGATGCTTTTAGCTTTTTACCACCATTCCCGCTAACATACAATCTTTTTTCTAAATCAGAGATTTCTTGAACAACCTTTCTTTGCTCTTCGTCTTTACCTTCGTCCCAAATCCCCTGCTCTTTCATAAATTTTTCAAGTTCCTTCTTGGTCATAATTCCTTCACGAACACAATCTGTCCAAGCTTTTGCTCCGACTCGTTGAGCTTGAGAAATTAATGCGCTACTGGGGCGTTTAACTACTAACTTGACGTTTTCATCTTTGCCATTCTTATTTAAAACTACATCTACTATCTTTTCCTTATCCTGTGACATGGGTTCCTCCAATTATTTGTTAGGATTTATTACTGGAATTTTAAGTTGATATCTTGTCCACTCTACTTCATATTGAGCTAACTCAGCATCAATATTTCTAGCTTGATTATTACCACGATCTAAGATTTCTGATCTAACCTTATTATAAAGATTCTTCATCATCTCTTGATCTTTAGTAAGTGGCTCTTTGGATTCACTATTCCACAAGAATCCAAAATTCTCTTCTATAGTGCTTAAAGCACCAATCATAGTCGTCTGTATTTTCTTTTTTAGAATTTTAGACAATCTATCTCTTGAGTCAGATTTGTATTTTGAGTCTCTAATCTTTTTATAATCGTCCATCATATCCTCCTTCTATATTCCTTGTCGAGTAGCCTGCATTTGAATATTTTGTCGCTGATCGGGCAAGTGTTGTTCTTGAATGCTGTCAAGTTGTCTAAGAGCAGCAAATCTTTGAGCTTTAATAATATTAGCTTGAGTATTATTTAAACTATTAATTTTATCTGTAGTTTGCTTATTGCTAGACATTACATACACTTCACCAGCATTTTTTATTTTTTCATTGTTTGTTTGGTTTTCAAATTCACGTTCATAGCGTTCTTTTTCTCGTTTCTTATGCTGAACTATGAACCATCCATCTAGCATATCATCATCTTCTATAACTTCTTTATTGGGACAGTCCATTGATTCTTGTATATTATCATACATTTGTGACCAAATTAATAAACTTTTTTGATTATGTGTTAATTCTGTATTTGGTGGATTAGCAAAAAGTGAAATGTTACTTTTCTCACGAACTATCCATAGCGATTTCCATGGATCATTTCGTGCTAAATCTCTACATTTAGTATCGCTCAAAAAATGAGACTGCCACTCATCTATAACATATTGTAAAGATATCTCATCAAAATCATATGGTTGATTATCACAATATGTAGTGTTTTTTATTATCCAAGCTAGTCTTTCTGTTGAGGCTACTCCTTCGCATGTATTTTGATGATACATGTATTTTTTATTGAGATGGCTAGACAACTGAAGCTCACCAGCACGTAAGTATTTTCTTATACTATTAACCATCATCGTATTATCTCTATTATTATAGATTTCAACTTTAAGACGTTCAAGATCATTTTTCAGTGATTCTTCCTTTTTATTATCATGAATAGTCCACAGTTCATTTTCTAACATCCACTGATCCATATCCTCTTCTGTCATTATTTCTTCTGAATAAGCTTTGTCATAAGCAGATTTATAGATTTGGCAAGATTTGAAGTTTTGCTCAACTGTGATAGGGTGTATTTCCAATTCTATATTATTATGGTTAATAAATACTTTTCCAGATCGTATCATAGAAACGAAAAACTCCCGCTCATGATGCTTCATACAGCTTTCTCACAAGCGGGAGTCTCATTTTGTTTCCTTAAAAATCCTATTAAGTTTTAGCTAAACGATATATTACTGACCATTAAACTTAAATCCACCAACTGGAGCAACAGTGCTTCCGGCTGGATCCAAGGGGTGGAAAACGCTTAGAGCATTAAAGGTGCTATAACTATATGTAGTTGTTACATTACCACCACCAGCGTCACCGCCCGTATAGTTAATAGATGATAATCTGTTTTTATTACCAAGGTCAAAACATGTACCATCATGTAATCTGATTAAGATGGTTTCATTTGGAGTATTATTTCCATAATTTTCTGTACCGAGAGCATAACTTACCCCATTCACAGTACCGCCCTTAATGCCTTCTTCTAATGCCTGTACAAAGTCCCCAGAAGCACAAAGAGCTTCAATTTCACATGTAACTTCTACAGGGAAATTTGCATATCTTGTATATGGAGCTTTTCTTCCAAGTTCCTGTACACTTTCACGATTTAAGTCACAACTTATGCTAATATTCTGTAAGTGTACTCTAGGTACTCCAGTAGCGGCTGTTCCGCCCGTCCAAGCATTGCCAGTAGTAGTTCCTACAACTCCCTTGATTGATACGGGAAGCACAGAACCATTTAAAGCAACATTTTCTCTTCTTTGTACTCCACCTCTGAATGCTGGACCTCCAGCACCACCGCTAAAATTGCCGGGACCGTCATAGTAATTTGTTCCAGATGTAAGAGTTCTAACAACAGCATTGGTTGCTACTGATGGACTAGTATTCCATTGCTTGTGGTTGCCAACCAATGTAAGTGACTCAGTAGCATTGCCATCTACAGGAATAGTATAACCAATACTACTAACATACATTCCGCTCATTAAAACTTCTATTGGTGTAGCTGAATCATCGCCAACGTGAGAAACAGTATCCGAGAAAATGCCTAGACCAACATTGCATCTGTATTTTGTTCTAGCGACTAGAGAAGCTTTAGCGGCACCGGTTGTAGAATTATCAGTTGCCACGGCGGCTGTTGCAACGTGATACATTAATGGATAACCATCAAGTACCTTTTCAAGAGTTACTTCAACGTCTGGCACACCTTCAATATTTTCATAAATATGAATTTGACCTAGTTCAAATACTTGCTCTAAATTAAATGTTGTATTGATACCTACGCTTTGTACGCCGTGTAAAACTGTTGCAGCACCGTAATTTGATAAAGCACCGGTTTGTGCATTAGTTTGCTGTGGGTGAAGGGCCACTGCTTGGCAAGCATAAAAAATTCTATTATTGTTTGAAGCGGGCATAATTCTCTCCTATTTTAAGATGGTAAGCTCTAGTTAGTTATACACTAAAATTATATTGATGTTTCGATTGTTTCTAATGTCATTCTCACAATACCAGCGTAAAAATTACTATTTACTACTTTCATATTTTGAACACTAGAGTTTTTAAGGCGTAAATTTCCGCGATAGTAATTTTCTACCAAGTCTGGGTATCTTAAAGCTCCAGAAACAGGAAAACCATGATAATCCAACGGAAAAGACCCACTCCTTGCTATAGCATTACTATTAAACATATATATAGTTTTATCATTTTGTAAGGATATAATATCTACTAATTTATTACGAGTATATTCATCTTCAGCTAAACAGTGGAACAAAATGTCGGTATCTACCCACTGACCACCGCCGAGTTGATAACCTTTCAATGTTCTTCTTGGAACAATCTCAATGGCTATAGCAGGCAATTGAATTCTAGCTTCTGCGGGAATATCATATTTACCTTTATTAAGATCATCAAAGTCTTCCCCTAAGTTTAGGGATGAATACTGAACTTCTGTTAACCAAGGTAAACTATTAGCATATACTACATTTATATATCTATAACTATATTCAGCTTTTACTACACTATTTGTTGGGATTATGTTATTAAATACAACGCGACCATTGAAATAATCTACTTTGTGAGCATATGTTCCACTAGTATTTGATGGATAAAATACATTATTTACATATATTCCAGAAATACCGGGTATAGCATGATTATTCCCTACTATGGGAGGAGGATTGTAAGAAACGCCACTTTGCCAAATCCAGTTTTGTCTAAATCCCTCCCAAGCCTTACCGCTTGGAAAAGATGAATTAGAAGATATTCTTAGTTTACTATAATCTATTCCTTCTGGAGATAATTCCCCAAGTGAAACATTCATATAGTTACCCTTTTCTAAAAGGGACCACTCTAAAAATTCAACAATATTATCTTGCAACTCATTGTTAAGAGTTGTGTCGAATACGCTATCAAAACCCTTTAAGTTTAAATAATTCATTTTAGTTTAGTATTTTTTCAAAGATCTTGGCTATTTGTTTTTCTTGTTCGGCCCCTACTAATGAGCGAGTTATAAAGTTATTGTCTTGAGTACCAGAAAATTGTGGAGGCACTCTAAAAGATCCGCCAGATTTCATATTTCCTAGTTTAGATCTGCCTAAACCAGTTTGTGGGTTGTATTGATAACCAACTACTATTATTTCATCACCCCTATTTAATAACCAATCTAACCAATGTAGGTCGCCACCTAAATAAGTTGAATGCCCTTGTGGAAGTCCAATGAGATTAGCAAAATTATCTGGTTGTATATTGATCTCAATTCCGCCATTTTTTAGTTTACTGTCATATGGAACTATAGATACGGAACATGAGTTAACAACAGCGGATATTATACTATTTATAATCGAAGATGGGTCAATAGTTATACCGAATTGTCCAACTAATGATTGGGGGTCACTAGAAGATAAAGAACTAATTTCTGGTTGATTAGATATCCATGAAGGAATTAAGAGTTTGATTTCATTAAATATTTTAGTCTTGTTTGATTTCATTAAGGAATTAAAATTCGAAGAAATAGCAGATAATATTTTGCTCTCTACTTCATCTACTGAATCTAATAATTTTAGAGAGATACTCATGCTCTACTCCATAAACAAGAAAAATATCTATCTTGTCTTAATCCAACTGGTATATGCTCACCCATTCTTTCAAATCTCATTTCTTTGTAGTCTTCTATTCCTTTATGGACTATTAAAGCTTTAGATTTCAATATTAGTGGCAAATCTTTCATAAAGCCGATTGTTTGTATCACATTATTGGGAACTTGTATATCTCCAGCAACGTTGATCCAATCTCTTGGATTCCAGTATACTTTTAATTTTATCTCATTATATACTTCTACTTCCCTTATGATTTTATTGGATCGCTCATAATCTGGATTGTTTATACGATGAGCATTAATAGAATTTCTTTCTGGTATATTATTGCTAGGATTATATATTACTTCTTCTATTTTATTGGTAGTAACAAGTTTACAAACTACTCCAAATATGTCAAAAGTAGAATCTATAACATCATAGTACTTGTCGAATACACTTTCTGGTACGTTTACTGGCATATTAATACCTATATATTAGTGTTTATAGCTTCTAATTCTTCTGTTGTAGTTGCCATATTTATTGATTGTTTTATGGATGCATATGAATTACTTAAAGATGCTCTTGCTTGTCCGTATTGCAACATTAACGTAGTTAGATCTTGTAAAGATAGTGAATGTGAAGCCCCATCTAAATCTACAATAGATGTGGGATTATTCATACCCATTAAAGACGCTTCCTTAGCCAATGTGAAAGCTCCATTCAAAAGAGTAACGTCAGATATATCTATACCGAGATTATATCCATCTGGAGTTTCCCATCCAGTTCTAAGTCTTACTTTCCAAGATTCATCTAATAACTTAATTTTTTCTAATTTTATTTTTTCAAGAGGCCACTGATCTATAATATTACTAATTTGTAATAATTGAGACTCAGATGGCATATTGTCTATAAAATATTCTATATCAATAGTAGAATTTCTTTCCACTATAGCTTTAATAGGTATAATATTTTGTAATTTAGATAATAAAATGTTTAACATTCGTATGTTCCCATAATTCCATAGCTGCCTACTACCCTGTTACCATATACTACGGGCGAACCAAGTCTAGATTTTTCTATAGCATGATACTTTTCATATCCAACCGGCTGACAGTATATAGAGGCGGAAATAGTTTTTTGTAATCCATCTTGATAGTCTCCACCAATATTTTCTGTGGTTACTAAGCCATTGGTTCCAGATAGCACAATGGCAGCATAGTAATCAAAAGTTGCATCGTTATCTATACTTTCTAAGATATTATTTATTTCTGGCTTTCTTATAATACCAAGAGTGTATTCTGATCTAACATATGGTATCAATATTTCTAGTATTACTTTTAAGTCTATATTAGAATTTAAGCCATTAACTACAGAAACTTCTGATATGTATGGAATTTGCCTTATAACGTTGGTTGGATAAATCCACGAAAAGGTAAAATATGGATCATTATTGATTGAATTTACATCTGATCGAATTATTTTTTTGATTTTATTGTAAAAATTGCATATTAATCTATCAGATTCATTGTCAAGAAAACCAGAACTAGATGTTCTTATAGTGCCAATATATCTTCTGGTATTATTCCCAGATTTACAATATACTCCATCAACTGTTGATAAATTAATAGTTCTTGATGAGTTTACCGGTTCTATTTCTGGAGTCTCTGGATCATAAGGTGTGTACATTGACCAAGGAGTCAATTCAAAACTAATATCATTGTTATTTAAATATCCAAAAACATCATAGATAGTGTTTGGACTTAAAGAAGAAAAATTAGAAACTAACTTAGAATTAAATTGCATGGTCTGCCAAGAAGAGCCATTATACAATGAAATAGCATTACCAAGGTGTTGGGTTAAGTATAATGATGTTCCACTGCCACTATATGTAGAATCAGTCGAACTCAAAGAAAGTCGAGCATTCCATAAATTATTATTTGGATTTGATATAAAGTTATTAATATTTGATATTCTGTTGTCTAAATAACCAGACACTGATGTAATCCTAGAATTTAATGCTCCAGATGCTGAGTTTATTACTCCAGACACTGCTGTAATTCTAGAATTTAACGCTCCCGATACAGAATATATGATTCCAGATACACCAGAAACAGAATTCATAGTATCGTCTAAATCAAGAACTTGCGAATAACCTATTGTGCCAATTTCAATATGACCCAACCCATTTACTGCAAAAACATTGCTATTACTATTAACTTCAATAGCATTTATATCTCTATAGACATTATCTGGTAAACCATTTGGTAAGAAGATCCTTAAAAATGTAACAGAGCTATCATCGTTGCCAACATCAAGATTTGGAATTTCTTGTGGTATATCATACTTATTTAATAGTCTAAAAGATGGATAGTCTGGGCCGCATGGAGGATTACAATAACCGGAAGGTCCAGCAAAGACCATGTTTGAATTTTGTTTTTTGAGTACAATATTTTGATTTACAATTCCACTGAGTTGCAACACTTGAGACAACTGTGAACTTAATTGATTTGGCTGAAAGTGTACTAGTTGTCTTCCACCGGAATAAGATGATAATCCATTATTACCAGAAGGAAAATATATGCCAGACTCACTAACGCTTATACCAGAAACTCTTAATTGTGAATAAGCTAAACTTCCACCAATATCTAAAGCAACAGATGGAGAAGACTTATTAAGTCCTAATCTACTATTTCCAGAATTAAAAATAAGATTGTCATTGTATGATAATGAGTTGGAAGAAGTCCAAAAAGCCAAGCCACTACTTTGAGGAACTGGATTTATACCAGAAGTATTAAAAACAGAGTTGGTAGCTGGATAGTTTACATATACCTCTTTGGTTCCTTCTGTAAAATTTACAAGAGAATTGTTATTAGTAGATTTTACGGGAAAGCGTTGTATCTGATTAGATGAAGATACGTATAATCCAGAACCAAGTTCATACACAGTGCCGTCAGTGATCCCATAAAATAAAGCATCACCATTGGAATAACAAGATGAGAATGTAGAAAATCCGCGAGTGGCACCAGATAACGTAATGTTACCGGTGCCAATCACATAACTTAATTCTTTTATACGATCATATAACTTAATCATATTTTATTTAGTAAGCTGTGTAGTTTGGATTTATAACTACGGTAGGTGGATTACCACTACCTCCGGGTTCTGTACCAAATACAACTAAATCATTAACTATACCATCTAAATACGTGCCAGTGTCTTCACCCATAACAACAAAGCTCACAGATCGTAACTTTTGAGCATCATCGCCAACTCTAGATACCATAGCAACAGTGTTTTCACTAAAGTCTTCTCTACTAGCAGATGTACTTCTACCATTACTATGACCAATAGCAACATAGTTGTTATCTTTTAAAATACCAGATGCAAATATAATAGTAAATTTGCCCCTATCTTCTTTTTTAATACCAGATACATTATAGGCATCTAGAACAGCTGGACTTCCATCTCCACCGATGCCACTACCTTGGAATCTGATCCAAGCTTTAGCAACTCCTCTAGATGAATTTAGAACAGATCTATCTTTTAAGAATGTAAATTGTGTTCCGCTACCAACATTAATAGTTTCTCTAAGTGGGTCTGTTGAGTATATAAATTGTAATCCTTTGCCGGTTGTAGATTGTACTATGGAACTACCACTAGCGTTGACCCATTTATTTCCTAGAGCAACATTCTGTGTAAATGCTCTGCCACCATCGGCTGGAACATATTGTGGGTGAGGATCGCCAATATTTAGTTGAGCTAATCCTGTATGAGAAATTGCCATAGCTCCGGGGTAAGCTACATATTGTATAGAATCATCTGAGAATTTTATACCAGAATCCACAATTAAATGTCCAGTATCTCCATCGCCGTCAGTTCTTTTAATTCTAACATTTTTGATAAATGGATAACTATAAAAGTCCCCACTGCTAACAATAGGAACTATAGAATCAATTGTATCAATTATACTGATACGAACATCAGCGGCTGATATTTGTCCAGCATTATTATCTGCTAAAACTCCAGTTACATATGCTATCAAAGCATCCTTATTTTTAGCCGTCATTTCGAGCCTCCATTAATATCTAAAATAACCACCCCGAGAATCGTAATCGCCATGCGTTCTTACGACATAATCACTAGCGGGACTATATGGGCCAAGAATTGCATGTCCAGCAATACTATTGCCAGCGCGATAATCTAATAACAGTTTAGAATATTTATCAGATAGATCTTTATATAGAATAGATAACGTAGATGCTACTCCACGTAGATCTATTGCTGAAGGACCATCTTTTATAGATATAGCATTTGAAGCTTCTGTTTTTAACTCACTTCCAATTATAATACATGCTGATTTAAGAGCAGTAAGATTTATGAAGGCGTTATCTATCATACCTTCAGTTGGATCTGGAGATAACCCACCGTTAGCAATATCTATAATGTATGAATTAGTAAAATCTGTTTCAATTGACAGCAATTGTGCGCTAACTAGAATAGATGTTTCTATTCTTTCGTCAGAATACTTGTATTTTTCTTGGTCAAGGTCATTTATTAGATGCCTAACAATTAATGGTATTTGACTACGCCAAGACATAATGTGTCCCTGTTATTAGGTTAGTTTATCTAGTATAGTATACACCAAAACTAAATACTATCTAATTCTTCGTCATTTTCTGGAACTGGTTCATTTGCTAGCAATTTACGGGACTTTTTAATAGCCCTGCCTACTAGTAATTTACCAAGAGCGTCCATAAATGGTAAGTTTCTACGCTTGGCTTCATCTCTTAGCCACCCAACAATAGTATCTATATTTTGCTCACACCAATCGTTGCCCTTTTCATTCATTTCTAGAGCATGACGCTTACAAGAGCAACTGTCTGTCATTTGAATACCAACACTTTTAATCATCTTAGACAGAACAGTGCCGGGATGATTGGGGTTTTCTTCTAGAGTCTTTGGATAAAGTGATCGCAAATATACAGCAGGATTATTACTCATTAATTCCTCTAATTTTTTTTCCGCTTGAGATTTAGTCCAATCACCAATTAATGTATAATTGTCTCCACTCCATAAATTGGCAGTAACAGATAATGGTAATATTTGTACGTTTAACGTCTTGGTTTTAGGGTTATCTATAAATATTAGATCTATACTATCAGTAGTAATAGCATTAGGATTGATTATCCTTCCGCTGTTATCAGAATATGGTGGTGGCTGAATTGTTACTTGATTTTTAAGTTTCATATTTATTCCTTTCAGATATAACTTATCCTTTTACTTATATTATAGGTATTTTTACAGTCTAAAACAGGGGGTTATTTCAAATCCTTGTGATTGATTTGTTGGAAATGCTGGTGGAAGACAGTTACAATTGGGCATATTAATATATGAATTTTCCAAAGTGCTTGTAAAGCATCCATTTTGTATTGGTGTAAAATATACTGGATGAACTTTGACCCAGTTTCCATCAACTGCCATCCATTGGCAAGCACCACAGTTAAAACATGTTCCTTGTATGCAAATTGACATATCGGAAAGAGACTCGCAATTTTCTACACAAGTTCCGGCATTATCGCATACATAGCATTTGCTAGCATTGCACTTATCTCTGCATACACCATCTACGCATATGTCACAATCTAATGCAACGCATGGTGGATCACATGCTGCTGATGGATTATCTGGATCTGTTGGTGGAACACAACTAGGACCATTAGGTGGACAACACAAACCGCCCACTAGACTCCAATCGCATGGGCAGCACACCGAACCCATAGGACATAATCCGGGTATACCGCCGCAATCTCCAATGTTTGGATCATCGGTAGGATTAGGAGTATTAGTAGGAGAAGAAGTGGTAGAATTACCGGGATCATTCGTTGTGCTTGAATTTGGATCATCCGTTCCGGTTGGATTAACTGTACCGGTAGTAGTTGGTGACGATGTGGTTCCAGTTGTAGTTGATGGATGTGAAGTAGTATTAGTTGTGGAAGTGGCAGTAGTACTAGTACTAGAAGTAGAAGTAGAAGTAGAAGTTGTGGTAGTTCCACAAGACATACAATTATCGTGTGGTCCACTAACTAAATTATGAATAAAAGGATCATAAGATCCTACAGTGATACATTTCACTTCTGGAGGTTCTGATGTCGTGGTGGTACCAGTGGTTCCAGTAGTACCAGTGGTATTAGTTGTCATAGTAGTACTAGGCATAGCTGTAGTCGATATGGGAGGACATTCGCTACAACTTAAACTAGGACTAGTAACCGCTATGTGAATAGCTGGATTATATTCATATAAAGGAATACAGAATATTGGATCTGGATGCTGAGTAGTTGTAAACGGCGGACTAGTGGTTGTAATTATCTTATCTGTAACACAATAATATTTATTAGGATCTATAGTAGTAGTAGAAGTAGAAGTAGTGTAAGATGTGTTAGGTGGAAAATATGTTGTGCTAGTTGGAACAATAACTTTATTCATAACGCAAATAAAGTAAGCTGGCGGTGGATTGTCTGTAGTTGATGTCGATGTACTACTACTAGTGCTACTAGTACTACTAGTACTACTAGTACTACTAGTCGATGTGCTTGTGCTGCTGGTTGTAGTGCTAGGAGAAATCGTAGTAGGTGGCGATAAAGTAGTGCTAGTAGTAGTTGATGTACTAGAAGATGTACTAGAAGATGTACTAGAAGATGTACTAGAAGATGTGCTAGTTGTAGTGCTGGTGCTTGGTTGACTAGTCGTGGTGCTGGTACTAGTAGATGAACTACTACTTGTTGTAGTTGGTTGTTGCGTAGTAGATGTAGTAGTTGACGGCGGTGGATCTGTTGGTAATACAGTAGTACTAGTTGAGGTAGAGGTACTAGTCGAGGTTGATGGCTCAATGGTGGTAGAAGTACTAGTTGAGGTTGAAGTGCTAGTTGAGGTTGATGGCTCAATGGTGGTAGAAGTACTAGTAGTAGTTATCGATATGTTGGGAATAATTATGTAAATAATAACTGGTATGCCAGATATACCATTAAATGTCTGTGTTATCTTAATAAGATATATACCGCTTGATAAGCCGCTAAGAGAATAATTAGTAGAGTTAGTTTGTTCTAGCGTGGTCCATGTTTTACCACCGTCGTTAGAAATTTCTAATTTATAAGATGTAGTTCCAAAACCGGGGGTATTTAATCCGGGTTGCCATGTAATTACTACTGAGGTTGGTGTTGTATAAGTTAAATCAACATCTCTTACTGGTCCAGATGTATTATATATAATAGGTCCAATAATATCGGAAAATGGCCCAATCCCACTAGACGTTTGAGTAGCCATTCTAATGATATAACCAGTAAAGTTAGTAGATGATAATACATAACTTAATGAATTTGCTGGTATGATTATTCTCGTCCAATCATTACTATTTTCATTTTGGTATTCTAAAATATAATTTGTTATAGTTTGTCCACTAATTGTTACTGGTCGTGTCCATAATATATTTATTGAACCATTATTTGGATTAGCTACTATATTAGTTGGTGGACCAACAAGGTAAGGATAAAATATGTCTGAGAATGGTCCCACGCCACCGGCAGTTTGAGTAGCCATCTTAAAGCTATATATTCCACTAATAGATGACAAAACATAACTTAATTGACTTGGCGGAATTATTATGCTAGTCCAATTTCCGCCATTTTGTGTTTGGTACTCTAATACATAATTAGTAATAGTCTGATTATGACTTATAGTTGGTGGTATCCAAGATATGTTAACTGAATTTCCACTGAGTGTATAGATAATATTTTTTGGTGGACCCAAAAGAGATGGATTTATTGTTGTGGAGGTTGTGGGGGGAGGGTCAACAATTTCACAACATGGACCATGGACAGTCATTATGCTTGGAGATAATGACAAGTCTGGCAATTTATCGCAACATTTTATGTTTGTGTTTTGACATATGCTATCTATTTGAATTTTAAATTTTTTATTTTCTACATTTAATACTGTAGAGTCACACTCTAAAGGTAAATAGAAATTTGTAATGTCTTCAGTTCCGTTACTATTGAATGTTCTATGACATAATAATTTATCAGTAGAATAATCATAAATTGAGATTATAATAGAGTTATATAACTTTGTTTTACCTTCACAAAGTAAATCAAAACCAGTTATATTTAGGTTTTCATTTAAAAGATACTTTTCTGTAGTGGTAAGAAACGTATGTCCGTAATTTAGATTGATATCTTGGTCATGTACCAGCTTTAGAACTATTTCACCTTGAGTATGTAGTATCTTCAATCCAAGTCCATATTCTGAATACTTGGTTCCTTTAGGTAAATTTATTGATCCACATAAACAAGTCATATACCACCTACTTGAGATATACAGTCACAAGGATCTCCACCGCTACCACAAAAACCGTCACAACAAAAACACTGTAGTTCTCCATTAATATTATAACATTGTGAGTATATTACATCGCAACCTTCATTGGGACACTGCATTCTGCAATCTACTCCTGCGCCTCCAGAACAAACCAATCCAGTTCCATATTCTAAAAATGTTGGTGCAGATATAGTACCCGGTATAACACATTGATTGCTACAACATATTTCTCCATCAACACAAACACTTTCACAAGTCTCTGTTTCTTCATTGTATACTTCGCATGGTCCACAGTGTTCACAACAATTACAACCTGACGGGTCACCACTAAACATCCAATATGGAGGATCGTCACATCCGCACGATTCATCTGGTGGGTTAAGAACAAACCCCAATACGCACGGTACATTTACGCTAGCAGACCATTTGGATGAACATGGAGATATATCTGCTGAAGGATTACAAGAAATAACAGCTGATATCACATCGCCACACGATAGTGTTCCATTGCAAGTCCAAGTATTATCTCCTGTCTTGGTACATGAAAATGAATGTTTACGTTTGCCGCAAAGCGATCCAAAATCTAAAGTTGTATTTCCGTCCCAATTACAACAATCTCCTTGTGAGGTTGTACTTGTGCTAGTAGTTGGACTTTCTGTAGTA